ACCTCATAAGTTACTTCGTCGTGGTAGAATAGAAGAATTTTACTATCAATTTTTGCTTTAGCAAGTTCCTCATGGATCATATTGACAGTATACTTCATAACAACAGCTTCAGCACCTTGAATGAGATAATTCAAAGCCTTATGCCGTTCTTCACTGCTAAGTTTAATAGGACGACCATCAAGGCCAATAATATATCCTCTAGTCTCAACAGCTCTATTACATTGATTAATAAGGTTAACAAGTTTAGGGAGCGCTGCTTTATACTTAGCAACAGCTTTCTTGGTCTCATTAACAGACTTGTTAATATAGCCACTAAGCTTTTGAGCACCTGCTCCGTAAAGATAAGCAAAGATAAATCGCTTAGCTTCATTTCGTGTACAGCCAATAATATCGGCATTCATTTGATGAATATCCCCTTCGAGCACCTGTTTGGTAAACTCTGGGTCATTCATATAGTATGCCAATAGCCTGAGCTGGCAAGCAGCTGAGTCAGCAGACACCAGTTTAGTGCCGCTAGGAGTAATAAAAAGTCTCCGAAACTCAGGGCCAAGAGTGGCTTTTCCGCTCGGTAGGTTTGCAATGATTTTATGAGTTTGTCTAAAAGTTGGAGTACCAATGTTAAAGACGTCACCATGTAGACGGCTGTTATCATCGACATATTCAAACCATCCTTCTAAGATTGATTTACGAGAACGTAAGGTATAGTACTCCATAAGAGCTTGTCCTACATCTCCGAGTGGTTCCAGTGAACTATCGGTGAGTTTTGCAGAGACCTTGACGAATTCTCCATTGATGCGCTTCCAGTTCCAATCGTCCGGTTTCCAGCCGATTGTTCCCAAGTAAGATTTAACCGTATCAGTGTTGCCAATATCACCAACACTAAAATCAACCCGACAAAAACTCCCATCATCTTTAAAGAAAGGGCTAGAGTTAACATCGGTGTCCAAAGGAAGCTTAAACCAACGGATAAGGTGGGTATTAAGTTTTCCTGCTTTCGTGTAAGTCGGTTTCTTTTCGATTGCATAGCGTTTTCCTGTTATTTCTTCGTGTTCTTTTGTTGTATCAGGATCAACCACTACTGCTTTGCCCGGAAGTTTAGGGTTAATGAAATTAGAAATTTCTACCATCCGGGAGTCAATAGTGTCTCGAAGTGCATGTGCAGCTTCTAAATCAAATTTCCAACCATTCTCACACTGTTCCGCCATAATGCCATCCATTTCAATTTCTGAACGGAGGGCTTTAAGAACATCAGGTCTTTTATGCTTATTTATATAGTACTTTAGTTCCTTCATCAAATACTTATAAACTTTAGTACCGAGTCTAACGTCTTGTTGCATATATACAAACATATCTTCGTTAAACTCTTCCCAACCACCCTCATAATCACCCTTGTTATCTTTGAAGAATTCACCCCAAGCCTTCAAGGAATGACCAAAGCCAAATCGACGATAGTTAAGTAGTTGAGACATTACTTTAGTGCATTGCACTACTGCTTTAGGTTCCCACTCGTAGTTGCTTAGTTTCTTTAAGGCAGGTACATCATAACCCATAGCATTATGAGCTACAATGATATCTGCTTGATCGAGTAAATCTAAGAACTCCTTGAACTGATGCGGTCGAAACCAATACTCTTTTCCAGTATCAACATCAATCGCACCAGCACAATGGAACTTAGATATTTTTGGCAGAAGGTTATCTGCCTCAATATCAAATACTAGTTTCATCAAATATTTCTTCCAAGGTTTGTTCTGCTTCACAGCTTCTAATTAAGCGATATAGCCGCTTAGCACTTATAATAGACATGCTTTTATCATCTACTTCTCCCAACTCATAGAGTCGAGTTGCAAGGCGGTCAACCACTTTTTCTTCAAACTTAGTCATTGTTTGGTCCTAACAGTCCTGTAAGAAGGGCATCAATATTAAACAGCTCATCTGTAACATTGTCTAAAAGATCTGACTCATAGTCGCCAGTCTCCTGTAGATAATGAATAGCAGACTTTACTGAGTGCAAAGCCCGTTCAATATCACCCCGTACTATTTCTAGCTGCTTCTCTTGTTCAAGCTTAAACATCAATTCTTCGTCAATCATCCAAGGTCTCCATCAACAAAATCAGGCCATTCATCTTCAATATTAAGTTCTTTTTTACGAAGTTCCCATGCTTCGGGAAATCCGCTCATGTGGGAATCAGTCATTGCTTCATGATTTCCCCATACTCTAGCAGTATAACCGTTATATACTGATAGAACATCTTTTCGACTCCAGTCGGTGGGGATAAGCATCCCCTTAACCGACCAGTAAAGTCTATTAGCTTCCTTGTAAACGTGAGAGGGTAAGTTATGCATTTCGCTCCTTAATGACATTAACTAAATAGTTGGCATACCACTGAATCTTCTTGGCATCTTGAAGATCGTCATCTTTCTTACCAAGACGAACAGCATACTTGAAAATCTGACCAAGCAAATGAGCCTCAACACCATTATGATGAGACAAGATATACTCCATCAGATTCATGTATTCAAGACCATCAGTAAACTTTTCGTAAGCTTCTGATGGAATTAGCTTATAATGACTAGGGTTAATAACTGCCTCTTGCTGATCTTCTGTCATATTAGAAAAATCACCATGAAACTCTGGTTTTTCTTTCTGGTGATAAACTTCTGCGTTATATCTCCATTTAACTATATCTGAAGGGAGTTTAAGTTCTTGCCATTCAACAATACTTTCTTTAATTTTATTATAGGTGCGACCATCTCTCCGCATCAGATCAAGAACTGATCCTTTAGGAATTTCCAATTCGCTACCGTCAACGTCATTCCAGCTATTCTGCTCAAGTTCTTTCATAATACGTCTCTCTACTCTGTTCATTAGCCACCTGCAACTTCGTTCCACACACGCCGATCAACAGAATGTGTCCAGTTTTCTGGGCGAAGGGCTTTTTCTAGATACAAGGCATCTTTTCTAGTTAACCCTTCAGCTATAATTCGGAAGCCGATTTTTCCTTGTTTTTGGAATTGATCTAACATTTTAATAACAGTTCGCATTCTTTTACGATCACCTCGTTTACACTCTAAAGTTTCTATACGATACCTCTCAGGTATTGTTGAGTAAGGTGCAAGTCCGATGTAACCCCATTTTAGTTCTGAGGGAACCCATCCTCGGGTCATTCCTGTGTAAAACCAATGGTAAACAAAATATTCATTGGTTACATTGCTCATATGAAACTCTTTCATTTCTTCCGAGTACCACTTAGCCATTCTACCGCCATTCTGTTTGTTGTTTTTTCCAAGTACAAATGTTAGTCTTAGCATCATCAAGAAAAAAGACGTTCATTAGCCCAACTTTCTGAAAATGCCTTTAAATCCTGAACTTTTGCTTTAAGCTCTGCCTTATTATCAAAGCCATACATTTGTGCCGCTAGTTGTTCTGCATTGTACCTGCTATAACCAGCATCATACTCTAGAATCGCAGCTCGCTCTTCGAAAGCATCATCTAGATCATAACCATCAATCCATTCATATTTTCTCATAGGAATACAGTCTCCCAAAGTTGATCTTCATACCACTTGAAAATTTCTTTTTTAGTGCGTTCACCGAGAGGTCGCCCATCTTCTTTAAAGATATCTGTGACAAACCAATCGTCTCCGTCTTTTTCGCCTTCTACTAGAATTTCAGCCCAGTTAACATGGCGTAAACTTATTTTCATCCAGCCGTGCATTTTACTCTCCAAACCATTTTCTCATAAAAGCCCGAAGGTCTTTTTCATTTGCTAGTTGAGTTACAGTGTTATGGTAAACACCCTCTGGTCCTAAAATAGCAATTTCAGGTTTGCCATTAATAGAAACAATCGAGATATCTTCTACTTCGTTAATCGGAATTAACACTTGATTACGAGTAAAGTTTTCCATCTTCAAAAGCCTTAACAATTTTGGTTTCTACAATTCTAACATCACTTCCAGCTCCATCTGCGTAGTACAGATTAAAACGAGCAGAAGCTTGTTCATAAGTGTCAAAAATCCACATTGGCTCCCAATAAAAACCATCCTCGTCTTCATCGTAAGACCAGACATGGACTTCATACATTCTTGGCGAAAATCCCATTAGCCTTCATACTCCATTGCTGCTTGAATTGCTTCGTCTAAATCATCATGAACTTCTGTTGCCATAGCTGTCATGAATGGATTCAAATGATCTTCAGGATTTTTCCAGACAATAATAGTTTTGTGCTTCATATGAGCAAACATAACTTCAGCGGCTGTTCCTTGGGCTTTTACGCCTTCATGATTACGCATGTCAACAAGAAGAACTTCACACCGTGCAATATCACGAAGATCTTGTTTAAAGATCCTATTTGCAATATTACGATCTAGTCCCTTATCTTCAAGTGATTTAATGTGATATGGCGTTCTACGAGTAGGATCTAACACACTAATTCCTGCATGTTCTAAATCCATCGTAGCGTGTTCACGCCATTCTTTCATTTCAGAACCGGACATTCCAGCCATTGGTCCTGCAAGATATACACCTTTACATAGTTTCATAGTACTCTCCAGTAATAGCTTTTGCATGGATAAAAGATACTTCATCAGCATCTTTAAAGTGTTTTGGATACTTGTCTGCAATTAGTTCACACCAAGTATTCCACCAATATTCTGTTCCTTTTTGTTGAACAAGGTCAATGTATTCATTAATCCTTTTATTCCCCTTAAAGTAAGTATTAGAGATACCTAAACGAGTTAGATTATGAACATCTAAGCAAGCAGTATCCCGACCCATTAGCTGGAGTACAAAGCTTGCTTTGACAACACCTAAGCCATTTATTTTAGTTAATTCTTTCGTAGCTTCTTCTAATGGTAGATTATCGAGATGCTTAAGTGTAGTCTTAAGCTCATTAAAACTGATTAAGGCTTTCTTTCGATTACCCCATGCTGATTTAGAATTTTCTTTATTTAGCAGGAGATCTTCTGTTACTCTCTCAATGTTATAGAAGCGTTCTCGAATAGAACCAATAACAAAAGTTACAACTCTTTCAAGACCTTTATCGTAGTCATTATCAATAAAGTCTCTAATTGCTTTTACATCACGTTGATACACTTTATGCCTCTTGGCTTAATAAAATAGGGGAAGACCGTTAAGTCTCCCCCAATTGTTTTAGGTGTTGTTTTTAGAACGTCAGCTCGTCATCAAGCTCATTACTTGCTACAAACTGATCATCATCTACAGACTGATTATCTGCAACTTTGATTACCTCCATTTCTTCAATAGCGAAGTCGTCTTCACGGGGCTTCGGTGTGTATTCACGGAGAGTAGTTACTTGGACGGCCATCAGCATACTTGCAATGCCTTTACGACCGCCTACGTTGTATTCATATTGGTAAATACGAACATTACCAATAGAACCATTACCAAGGGTGTTAGGATCAATCGGAGAAAGATCACCACCAACAAGGTTAACAGGGTTTTGCGGATTGCCATCCCGCTTAAGCGTCTTCTTCTTTAGAGACGCCTTATAGAAAACACCATCATCGTCATCATCAGTTTTGACATTGATGTCCATGTCCTTCCATTGTTTAGCTTGTGCTTTATTACGAGTACGAATCTGAACTTCCCAAGTCGGGTTATTCTGATCAAACATAGCATTAGGCTTCTTTGGGTCCAGCTTAGCAAACCACAGTTCAACGTTCTTCAATACAGCCATTTTAATATTCCTCTTGGATAGATTTTAGTAGTTTCAGTGAACAATTGTTCTTTAACGTCAGGTATTATTTACCCAATAATTTCAATCTTATAGTCGTAGTTGTCTTCATACAACTCGGCATAAGTTTCTTCTCCGTCAATTTCCATGATGACTTCGATATAACCATCGCCAAGCGCTTGAACAAAACCCGCATGAGTTTCATTCTCAAACATCACAGCAATACGATTACCGATTTTAAGCGAAGGCAAAATCTGAGCCAATGACATTCCGTACATCTAGGTTTCCTTTCTCTGGTACTAGATCAATTGAGTTTAGTTGCAAGAGAACTTTCTCTAGCGGGTTAGCTTCATAGAGTTCGACAAACTTTTCTCTGACATGGTAGAACATTTTGTTCATATTGCCAGCATGAGATCCAAAAGAGTCATGAACGACAGTGACTGGATAGTCAGCATCGTGAATGCACATAGTAAGATGAACAGCATCAAGACTATGAACCACGTTGGGCGCTGCACCTGTTTTTTGTTTACTCTCATTAATAGTTGTCTCTTCCCATACTTGGATTTGGACTTTAATAATATCATCACCATACTTTAGCTCAGTTCGCTTATTAGTAGGCTTACGATATGCTTGAAATACAGGAAACCCTGTAATTGGTGAAATCCAGTTCATATGCTCTTTCCGTTCATTTGCTCTTTCAGCAACTGTTTGGAAGAGTCTCAACATACGAGCTGGCCCCTTAAGCTCCTCATAACAGGTATCATATACCAGAGTGCCAAGGAGTGCTCCCCAGAGATGCTCTTTGTCTCTTAGATAGGGGGAGATATCCCGAGTGTCTTCTATTACCTGTTGACCCATACCGTAGGACGTACCACCATAGCCTAGTGTCATGACATTACGCTTGACAGTCTTACGTTGGATTTTCTTGTCTTGGATATTGTGCCAGTATACAGGGAATAGTTTTACTCGGAGATCTCTATTTTGATTGCGCCAAGTTTGTGCTGCTTGAAAAGCCAAAGCCTTTCTTTCAGACTTATCTGGAGCAGTGTTGTATTCGTTTTGTAGCCTATTAGCTGTTTCGAATACCTCTTGAAACTTATCGATAGTCTCCTGATCAGTCTCCTTTACCATCTTATCAAGACGATTCCACACCTTCTCAGCAATGAACATATAAACATCACCGGGGAGATCTTGTGGAACAAGGTTTACTAGTGGTGCAACCTCATCGTCTTTAGACATAGCAACAAGGTGTTGAACACCGTTGTTAGAACCGTCAATATAAACAGGTAGACAACTTGGGAAGTCTTCTGTTGCATGTCCATCACCATGCCAATTAGATAGCATAGAGAGTTCATAACAAGCAGAAAGAAAGCTGAAAGGCTTATCTGCCTTCATCCAGCCAGTTTCTTCCATTGGTCGATCTGCATACATCAACAAATCATCTAAATTGTCTTGTACCCACTGTACACGATCATCAAGACTTACTTTGTCATTACCCCATACGTTTGCAGTATGAACACATAGCCAGTAGTAGCCCTCTTCTCCAAGAGGTACTGCTTCATCTAGCATTAGAATTCCCTTAGCATTATCGCTAGATTGTTCATGCAAGAAAGCAGTATTAGGGTAAATACGGCCACGAAAGTCAAGATTATACAGGTGGTAGAATGGTCTACCAATGTGCTTTTCTGCTAGTCTCTGAATAGCTTCAGCTTCGATAATTAACGAAGCCCGTTTAATTGGGTCAATCTCCTTGGTAAACTTAAAAGGATTCTGTTCTGAAGTCATACATTGTTTATAAACTTCAAATACTGGTTCGTTAATTCGCCAAGCGGTATGACTAAGCTTGTTAAGAGTATTAACAATATAGCTCATATCATTTTCTTGGAAATACTTTAGTGCAGCCTCATAACCTTTCTTAATTACACTAATACCAGTGTCAATATGATAAGCTTCTCCCTGCCAATCTTCAGGTGGTGCGCTGACAGGAAACATATCAACTTTCTCTGTATCAACTAGATCCATTAGTTCTTTAATGGCTTTCCAGTCTTTAGCATAAAGAAAGTAAGATCTGTGCTTATCCTTTTTACCATTACGATAAGTATGTTTCTTTCTATATCCCAGTATCCCAAGTTCAATATAGCTGATTAGCACAAACCAACCACCTTGAACATCTAGAATACTGTTTTGTTTTTGACGTAGCTTCTGTCTTAGTCGTCGACCAATACTACTTGCTACATCTACTAGTGTTCCGTTTCTTTCTAACCCCTTGAGTACGTGAATGTAAGAGAATTCTATGATATCTCTAGCAGACATATTTGTTAAAAAGTTAGCTGCTTGTCGTTTATCAAGAATTGATTTACGATATTCTAGATCTTCAGTTAATCTGTCTAGAATAGTTAATTCCATATATGTTATCCTCCGAACAGGCATTGTATAATTATTATACCCTGTTATTTAGAATCATGAACAATATTATTATTTGTCAGGAGTAGCGTTTACAAACATCATAACTACCACCATGCAAATAATACCTATTGTCATATATCACCTCAGAAAAAAAAAAATAGTTTAATTTGGTAAGCCCCCGCCCCGAAGGGCGAGGGTAAAACTTTACGAAAGATTCGGGTTGTTCTTCAACAGAGTCTTGAGCCAGTTACGAACACTGGCATCAGTAACTCCATACTTGCTTGCTACATCAGCAAACGAGTAACCTTCAAGTACTTCACTCGCAGCGATTACTCGCATACGATTGGTGATCCCTGCATAACGATGACCTTGACCTACATAGTAGCTTGGGGCTTTTTTGGTGTTACGGATCTTTGTACTTACAGACTTAGCCATGAGATATCTCCTTCATTTGGCATTGTAGACCTCTGTGGTCTAAAAGACCCACTATTGCTAATGGGCTAGTTAAACTACAGGGAGGTTGATACATACTGTATCATTATAGATACGCTAGTTTTCTCGGTTTTCAAACCAGTCTTCTAGATCATCATCTTTAGTAGGAACATACTCTTGATAAGTATGCCCCCATTTCTCATCAATCTCTTTTACAAGATTGCTGAAAGAGATCTTGTCTAGATGCTCTTTCTTTTCTTCAGGTGTCATTTTAGTTTTAGTAGCCATACATTGGTTCCCTCCAAATTGACGTTACAGTGTGGATATCGCTATCAATAGCTCCATAAAGCCTAAAAGCCTTAGTTCTAGCTTGAGCTTCGGCGTCTTCAAAAGACTCTTTGCTTTCAGCAACAATTCGGAAGTTCTTCAACTCTCCCCAAAAACCATAGTCTGCGGTGCCTTTAATCTCAGCTGCGTACATTAGTTTATCTCCAGTGTTGGTAGTTGGTACTCTCCATCGATGATGAAGAAAGGATTGACTTCAGTAGTAAACTCGTAGTCTTTCCACGAGTTCATGTATTCCACAAAGAAGTTATAGTCAAGCATCTTGAAGTTCCTCCGCTTTTACTTGATCTTCAAGTGAAGTCAAGACCTGATTAATCAAGTCTTGTGCTTCGTCAGTTCTTCCTGCCATCAAAAGCATAAGAAACATCTCAAGTTTGAACTTCATCTGTTTCGCAGTCATTCTACTTCTCCTTACTTGTAGAACATGTGATTGCCAACTTTACCAACGTATTCTAGGTCAGAGACCCAGAAAGGACGGACATAATCGGCGTGATAGTGCGTAGCACCAGTACCAAACAACATGTTTGGATTCTCAAGGACTTCTTCAGCTAGTTTCTGAATATGTCCCCATTCTACTCGGTCAAGATGACTCATCCGAGTAGGATCGTCGTGTTTCCCATCATGAGTCCATGAAAATTGTTTAGTTTGCCAAACAACTCCACAAACTGTATCAGGATAGTGAGGTGAATCAACACGATTCAAAGTAACCTCTGCAACCATCATCTGGCCGTCAATAGGTTCATTACGAGCCTCAAAAAACACATTGAGGGCTAGGCACATAGCTGCTTCCATGATCATTTTCTTCTCCTCTTGGGTATTGGTCTTTTCAATCCTAGATATATATCTAGAAAGAAAAAGCCGATTGCAGTGCCAATATTAAAGCTTCCCGTTATATCAAACCCGTGGGTTACAAGAAAGCCAAGTATTCCGACAATGCCGACAAATAGTGAAGGCGAGCCGAAGTAGTTGCGGTGAGATTCTAGAAAATAGCAAATAACTGCAAATCTAAATGCAATCATTACTATTATAGTAGCGACGATATCTTCCATATTACACAAAGCCCGTACAATTGGCGGGGCCGAAGCCCCGCTGTTTGTTTTTATTGACATCCATCGTTTAGAATGTCAAGCGTTGTGCCAATCGCCATGCCCATGACACCAACAGTTGCCATCATTGATGCGGTAAATGGCAACCACGGACCAGAGAATGCAGCCAAGCCCAGGTATGACCCAGACATTCCAGCACCATAGCCAACTGTCGTTGCACTGACTTGTGTACCAGTCATAGCAATTGCAGCTCCGTAAGTTGCACCAGCGGATGCGCCAATTATGGCACCATCTGCATTTTCAACAATGCAGTTACCGACGTCCGACAAAATGTTTGTCGAGTTTATCGAAAATCTTTGAGCGTCTGTCAGTTCAATTACTATACCAGCGTCTTTAAGTCTGGCAAGTCCGTCATTGTCAGCGACGGCAGTAGTCGAAGTGCTTGCAACTACAAACACAGAGAGAATAGTGGTTACGATCTTTTTCATGTTGATCTCCTCTTGGTTTCCACTTGGTTGTTGATACTATTGTATCATTATAGATGCCTAAAAAATCTCACTTTTTAGACATCATTTTGGCATTATTTTCTGCTTCATACTCACGATATTTTCTAGAAGCCAAAATAGCAACTACGATATCACCCGCATAAAATAATAGTACTAATGCCCATACTATTAACCACGGCCAATAAAAATTCCAAGTCATTTGACCGTACAGCTCTGCGAGTGTAAAAGTTTCTTGTTCCATGGTATATTCTCCTCTTGGTTTCCACTTGGTTGTTGATACTATTGTATCATTATAGATGCTACAATTTTCTCACTTTTTGTAGCATTATATCTGCAAATTCAACTTGTGTCATAAAGCAATTATTTGCAATATCATACCATTTTGACCATTCATTTGTCCATTTATTATTTCTTAAATCTAATCCTGTTTTATCAAGCAAATTAATAATTGCAAATTGACCATCCCATTCGACAATTCCATATTTGTAGCTACTAGGGAGTCGCTTGGCGTTAGCAATTGCCTCAATAAATTTTTCAGGTTCTTTGATCCACATAGTCATCTCCTTTTGGATAGTTGATACTAATGTATCATTATAGATGCCTTAATTTTCTCACTTTTTTGTACGGGCTTTCTGACGTATTTGATAAAAAAGGCCACCCCAAGCGGGATGACCAGTTGTTATTTACGCTTCCATGAGCGTCTATTTTTATTATTTTGAGAACGATTAGAGTTCTTCAAATTACTCGGCTTATTATTTGCTCGATTTCTATCTTTGTGATCAACAGGTCCAGTGGTCTTTTTTCCTGTTGACATTTCTTTTATAATGCGGTGAACGTAGTACGCCTTCCCGTCAATACGGACAGTTTTGTAGCCATCGCCATGATTAGTTCCGGCAGGAGATCCCGCAGAACTTCTTCCACGGGATTCCTTCCAATATAACTGCCCACCTTTTCTTGTGAATAGTTTATTCCAATTAGGCAAAACGACCTCTTTCTTTGTTTGTCATATTAACTCCCTGTGTAATCTGAGGAATCATAGCGACAATCTCTTTACGAGTCTGTCTAGATACATCACCAGAAACATTAATATTGTATACTTGTTGAGATTGACCTGAGTCTTTAAATATTCTGTTAACCTGATTAGCAGGCACAACAAGTTCACCCGGAGTTAGCATGGCAGGAACAGAGTCCTTTCCAATCTGAGAATATGGAGTACTAGGTACAATACCTCCAGAGCTAAATCTGAATAATGAGAAGATGCTCCCGAATCCACCAAATAGTGAACCAAAGATATTTCCAAGCCCGCTAGTCAAACTACTAAAAAGAGAGCCAATTCCACCTAAAGCTCCGCCCTCTGAGAATAGTCCCTTAAAGATACTATTTTCACCAAACAAAGTTTTGCCATTAAATAGTTCAGACTTCTCAGCGCCGTCTTTAAATGATTTTGAAGCCTTTTCGCCCCATGTACCACCCATACTAAGAAGGTTGTCAAAGATGTTATCGCTATTACCAAACATTCCTTCAAAAAGTTTGTCGGCAAAACCATCTACAAAACTATCAACAACTCTGCTTGTAAAGGAGTCTAGTAACATAAGACCAAACTCTTTAAAGTTTCCTGTCTTTAACGCCTCTTTGAAGCCCGCCCTAACATCTGCAAGGAAGGCTTGCCCCTGCGTCATGCCGTAAGTAGAATCTCCTCCACCTCCTGCAGCTGGCGCTGGCGCTCTGTCTCCCGCTACTCCTTCAAATTCAGACTGAAGAATAGCAGCATCAACTGCTCGTGTTTGTGCACCTACTGCTTCTTCGAGTAGTTCTTCGGCTCTGATTAGACGACCTTTTAAGAACACATCATTTGGATTTTCCGTTAAAGCCGTTTCAATTGCAAAAAGACTATTTTCTAATTTGGTAACAGAGTCTTCAGAAGTAAGGTAGTTGTCTAAGTTAATTCCAGACAAAACACCTTCTTCAATTAACAGGTTAACCTCTTCAATTGTGTAGCCAGTAGCCTCTTCGACTGATCCAGGCCGTAATTGCGGAGCGGGAGGTGTCCCCTTTACAAATCCTGTTAGTCTACCACTATTAAGAGAGTCCATAAATGTACGACCATACTTTTTAACAGCAGAGGCTTGGACAACAAACTCACCATTGGAAAGTCTAGCGGGAATCATGTCATCTGTTGGGCCACCAGAACCAGAAATATAGCCACCAGAGCTATAGCCGGGGGTCATAGAGTAACCTAATGCTGGAACAGCAGCTCTATACTCAGAAGGAACTCCTTTTAATGTCTCAATATAGCTCCCTAATGCTTCAGTCAGAAGGCCAAGAGAGGTCGTCATGTTATCAACTTGCTCTACTTGTTCACCTTTAACAATCTCTACATCAGAAAGCCTTGAGAAAGATTCTGTCATAGCATTTGCAATTTCTGTAGCACTTAAGCTATTAAGAACATCTTCTCTAAACTGATCATTAATTTCACCTGCAGCGTTTTCTGAAGCCTTTGCAACCCCAGTATTTGTTACTGCGCTATTAATAGAATTAATCAACCCTTGAGAGGTAAGTACAATGCTAGAGACGTCGCCTTCATTAAAACCAGCAAACAAGAGTGGGTTTAAAGCAGAAAGGTCTATTTCCCCTTTAGTAGTCTTAAATTGCTCGTTTAAAGCCGCAATGAAGGGGGTTGCAAACTTCTCGTCCTTTAAAACAGTTTTCCAAGCTTCGGAGACAGGTACGCCTTCTGAAATTAGCCTAGCCACTTCAGATTTGGTTGCAATAAATGCATCATTATCTTTAAGGACTTTTGCAAAGTTTTGAGTAGGTTTTGACAGGCTATCAAATATCGCCCCTGATTCATTTAAGGCTGCGAAACCAGAAGCGAGATCTTCAGTTGTTGCGTCTATAAGCTTATTATTAGCTCTTGAGGTATAAGCGTAAAGAGCGCCAATACCCACTACGAGGGCAGCTCCTGCCCCTGCAACACCAAGCCCAAGTGAAGCAAGGATGCCTGTAGAAATTGATCCCCAGATAAAGGTTCCGAGTTTCAATCCAGCTGCTGCAATACCATCATAGACAACTTGTGCCAACATAGCGGATCCAATAAATGCACCAATTTCTACAGCTAGACTCGCTCCATCACCCAAATCAAGAGCGTCTGAAATTTGAGATCCAATCTTAACTGAGCCTATTAAACCAGCGCCCAATACAATCCCTGTTCTAAGGAATGTAGCTATTCTTGTTTTAAACAAGTTTGCTGCTGCAGAAGATTTTTTAAAATCAGCAACTTTATCGGGGTCTAATACAGGTGAAGGTGGCCCTGCTTGATTTCTTCCTTTGGGAGCCTCGGTAATAATATTTCCTTGAGAATCTCTCTTATAAAGATCCGGGGCATCCCCCGTAAGGGCAGAGGTAAATCCTGCAAACTGACCGCTAAGAAGGTCTAATAAGAATAACCCCCCGGACAACATAGCTGCTCTAACACTACTTGAGAAGAAAGCCGCAGTAACACCTACTACAATAACCCCCGCTAAGGATTTAGCAATTGGGTTTTCAGAAACAATCTTATCAAAGTCAAGACCTTCTAAAGTGCCTTCCCCAATAGCGGCAACTGTCTGAGAAAGATTTCCGATTAAGCCACCATCACCCTCAATCTTGTTAGAAATTGCAGTAAAGAGTGATTTTGATACTTTGGCAGCAAAAGCTTCAATGCCCTCGGCTGTCCAATTTGTAGTAAGAAGCTGAATCCCAACAATTCTAAGTAAGGCTCCCTGAGCGCCATACTTTAAAAACGCAAGCCCACCTAAAATTGTATTACCCAAAGTAACATCAACCGCTTCACTTACAAATTCACTCCAGTCAAATCCAGTAACTTTGAGTTTAATGCTTTGGTATTGCTCAGATACAGAGTCAGAAGCATTACCTGCAACGGCAACAACCCCAATGAATTTACCGTTTTCATCAAACAATGAAGAAGCTTTGAACTTTTCTTCAATTTCCGTAATTTGATTGCCAATGTTCTTACTAATGTTTTCAAGATATTTAAAAATACCTCGTTTCTCTAGACCTTGTCCTGATTCATCAATGTCTTTATAAACAATAAGAGTAAAAATCCTAGAGATCTCATTCTTTAAGTTTTCAAAAACTTCTTTAACCTTTGTTTTAAACTGTTCAAACCTACTTAGGGCAGAGCCGTCGCCCTCCATAACTTCCTTAGCTTTGTCGTTTACATCTTCAACAAGGTCGGTAAAAGAAGAATTACCAATAACAGTATCGTAAAGATCTTGAAAGAACCCTTTAACGTCTTCTACAAATTGTTTAATTGTGGCCACTGGGCCAGAACCAAGAAGATTTTGAGACTGCGCTTTAATCCCGTCAACCATCTTAACAAAGCCAAAGAAAGGAGACTTTTCATTAGGCAACATTTCAGTAACGCCGGGGCCGACTAGTTGCTCGGCATATAGCGGCTCTGAGAAGTCCTTGCCCAAGTAGTCAATAGACATCTGATTTAGACTACTCAGCTTTTCTTTAATTTTCTCTCTAGCATTTTCAATTGCAACTGTAAATGTATTAACTAAAGATGAGGTTAGAGTTTCTGGGCTTCCAAAATTAATAGTAGACCATAGGCTAGAGATATAAGCACTTACATTTTCATAGGCGCTTAAGATACCTGAGAATACAGAGTCTTCATTAATGACTTTTTCTTTTTGGCCCGGACCTACTTCCTTAGTTACATAAAGTGGTCTGCTAAATAATTCCTTAAGACCTTCGCCCGAAAGCTTGCTCTTAATGTTGTTTTCAAAACCAAGGAAATCAATGCCTCGTGCAGCAAGATCTAGAGCAGAATTATAAGCATCAGTAATTGAACGTGTTAGAGGGCGGGGTTCATAAAATGTTTCAGAGCCACCTGGGCCGATAATTGTAACTTCTTTGTAAAATACAGAACGAATTGCGTCTTTAATACGACTCTTTAATTTTAGGAGTTTTGCTTTGTTACTCGCTATAACTTGATCAACAGTATTATCCCCAATTACTAGAACTTTAAAGTCTTCGTATGTAAACCCTTTAATATTTTCAAAAGATGCTTTTGCAGAGTCTACAATAGATTGGCCAAGAAGCCCCATTGCCTCCCCAAAAGGGCGAGCTACATAGGTTGTTTGAGTACCGTCAGGGGTCTCAAATGTTTGTTTTTCGTAGAATATATTTGTAAAATATTCTTCAAGTTCCTTTTTAGTTTGTCTAAATCTTGCTTTGGTTGTTGTCTCATCAGCTCCAAAAACATTTTTATAAAAGAAATCTTTAACTGTTTTACTAAGATCTCTTTCGGCATAAATAGGGTCGCCAAAAGGAGTGTAGCTAATAACTTCGTCGGTATAGAAAATGCCTTGAGTAATTTCTCTGACTTTTTCTTTTATTCTTCGGCTTCCCTTGATAAGCCCAACAATAGCTTTGTCAAATATCTTGACTAAATTAACCCCAAAGAGTCCATCTAATGCGTTATTAATGTTTAAAAACTCTATATAAGCTCCAGTAGTAAAGGCAAAAACATTAACTTTAATTGCTCTTAAGTTAGCATCTAGTGTTCTTCTAAAATACCAAACTCTAGTAGTAAAAGATTCGATGATATTAACAAAGAAGTTTGATACACCAATTTGCCTATCTACTTCTCTAATAGCTGCTGTAAATTCATTCTTAAATACGGCAGAAACACTAGTAATAGTTTTGCCTAAAAGATCAAAGTCTTCGTCAATAACCCCAATTTGGCTTTCAATAGCTGTTAACACAGTTTCAGCTGTTAAAACACCATCTTCTGCTAAACTTTTAAGTGCCCCTAGCTCTACACCTAAGCCATCAGCAATAGCTTGTGCTACTCTAGGAATTTGTTCTCTAACAGAGTTAAGTTCTTGGCCCCTTAATTCATTTGCAGCAAGACCTTGACCTAACTGAATAAGAGCTGCATTCGCAGATTCAGCGGACGCACCTGAGATAACGGTAGCTTTTTGGATAGCCTCTGTTACTTGCAGCAGTCTTGACGCATCAATATCTTTCATTGCCATGCCGAAGCGGTTAAATACTTCAACAGCACCTTCTACTTTGGTTCTAGAACGAGCGGCAATATCAAATAGTTGTTCTAGTCTTAGTCCAGCTTCATAGCTATTTTTAGTTACGAGATTAACTCTGTTCTCAAGATTTTTAATACTATCAGATGCGTTATTAATTCCAGTAATAACCCGAGCCGCTCCAAATGTAGCACTAATACCAAGGGCAAGATTTCTAAAAGTAGTGATAGTTTTAGAAACGGATGTTTCAATATTTTTTACTGACTTATCTAATTGATTAAGATCTCTTCTTGCCTGTGCCGTATTAGCACGGACTCTAATTTCTACACCACTCATGTATTCCTCCTTAAATAAAAAAGCCCCCTAATGTATCTCGATAAGAGAGCCATCAGAGGGCATAATTTTAATTAGGGGTTAACAAGCCAATCTTAGTTAGTACTTGTTCAATAAAGTATTTTGGGGCTTGTCTACTGTGCCCATTGTTTAAAACCGAAATATATTCCACCGGGTTTTCAATTTTTCCTGAAATAAATTTGTTGGCTTCCATTTGTTTTTCGCTACTCCAACCAGAACGTGCTTTACCAGTATCTACTGGTGTCACAACTCTTAAGGTTTCTGTAGCATAATCTATTCTTTCGCCAATTTCTATATTAGAGAGGGCTGCGATTTCTCTCTCAACCCTTTCCATTTCTCTTTTAAAACTGACTTTATCAAGCGTAATTTTATTTGCCATCTTTAAAATTAGGTTTCCAAGAACCATCGCCTCCCTTAGCTTTAAGCATTAGATCTAATATTTTACCTTTTGGTAGTGCCTTATCATCTTCTAATTTAGATTGTTCATGATTATGAATCTGTTTTAAAGCCGGGAATATAGTCTCTGGGTGCTCTTTTACACCTTGCGCTCTTAGAAGCATATAGGCTCTCTGATCATCTCTCCATCCAACAGGACGACGATTAAAGAACTCAAACCATTTAGTAAGCTCATCGTATGGCATATAGTCCATTATTTGATAGACAGGTATGCCTAATTGATAAGCAACTTCATAAATAGCTTCTTCCCGCTCGGTTAGTTTCCCGAGGAATTCCCTAAACCAGAATAAGACATAATACTTTCTGAAAGGGTGTTTAGCTCCCCCAACGGAAAGTTTTCAAAGTCATCATCAGTAAGCTCATCAGCACCAACAACGGCAAGCCTAATAACTTCTTTTAACAAATCAATCTGAGCTGACTCAGACTTAGATTTTTGGCTGCTCTTGACTAAATCTTGAACCTTAAGAACTTGAGCTACTGACAGCTTTTTAACTTCAACTTTATCACCCATAAAATCAAATTTCTTAGTGATATTTTTACCAACCAAATGTTTCATAATACTTTATCCAATTCTGTCTTTTTCTATAAATAATTCTGGATTGTGAGCTTGAAAGTCATCAAGCATTTTGCGCACAGTGTGAAGCACTGAAAGCGTTTCAAGGCATTCCTTGCCTTCTTTTGAGCCTTCGTCAAAATCTTGAAAACGGTCAAAACTTTTACGAATACTAATATCAACACTCCGTCGCATATGACGGAACGTAGTTCTCATAACAAATGTTTTACTAAATGGTTTATCCATAATACTCTCTTAAACTGGGGAAGAGAGGGCCGGGAGGCCCCCTCCTAATTATACTATTAAGCTGCAGCAACAGTAGCCGGACCAAAGAAATCGGTCTGCGATGACAGAGTCACAGTTGCAGTTGTTGCGTCAGTAAGAGACGGATTCACCAGAATCGCTTCAATTTTACCAATGAAGTAGAATTCAGTGTTCTCAACTGCAATGGTCGAGTCTGAACCTTCGGCAGCAGTTACAGGTGCCGAGGCCATCATGAAGCGGAAAACTGCACGAGTGCCGACAAGGTCGTGAATAGCCGACATGTCTTCTGCGACATAGTTAACGGTGATTTCCAGAGTCGGCGAGTCCGCCTGCCCCTGGACCTGCGATGAAGTTGCTTGACCGAAAACAGGAACGTTTACGATGTTTGCCGGAGTACCAATCGACGGGAATTCACGAACCGAAGGCATACGCACGTGGTCTGCGTCCGGAGTGCCTGGAACAGTACCAACAAACAGAGCTGCGCACTCGGCAGCAGTGTCGGTGTCAGCAGGGATAGTTCCAGTGAACATGTCGAGGTAGGTGTAGATGCCTGCTCCCAGAGTTGAAATATGAGCCATTTTTATTCTCCAAATATTTTAAATGGTATGATGTATCGTGCGCTATAAAGCGCTGAATTAGATGGGTCTAGCCCTTCCACGTTTAAATAAGATGTACCAAGCTCTGTACCATTAGTAAGTTTTTTGCTTTGAAGCACAGTGTCAAGAATATCTGAGATTGCCATTAATCTAGATTGTCCTTCACCAGCTTTAACAAAAATCTTTACTGCTACAAGACCTTCAATTGTCTTATCTCCGCCATGAGCATTGTAGTTGCTATTAGATGGCAATACCATCACAATGCAATACTCTGTCTCATTGCTTTTGTCACCTTGATAGTTATCAGGATAAGCCTTAATATTATTACTTGTCCAAGAAGAAGATGCAAATACAGAATTAACATCATCTAATACATTATTATACATATTAGACCTCCTTCTTTAAAATAGCGTCAATGGTAAATCCATTATCACTATGATCAACAATACTATAGGTTTTTCCATCAATCTCCAAAGAGTCATATACTGATAAGTCAACACCAGATTTCATGATAGCAGTTACTGTAAATCCTTCACCAGAAGATCTTTTAGTTGTTTGCAAAATAACATCTACAGTAGAAGTAGAGTTAGAGCTTACAACTGATCCAGTAGCAAAGTCAAAATCAGAAACTGTCTTGCTAACAAGAGTTCCGGTTTTAACAAGGTCTCCAGCAGCAGTAAATGCCTTATTAACAGCAGCAGTTACTTTTGCTGAGAGTGACATTAGTTCGCCCTCCACCAGCTTGAGCCCATACCGAACGACCCTCTTCGAATAAGCGGTCTTAATGGTTTAATAACAAAGTTAGGAGTAATAGACGTTCTAGTGACGTCATTGTTACTATCACTTACACTAATGTTACCAATAGAAATACTTTCGTAAGTCTGAGTAGTTTGTGCAAGTAAATCTTCATTATTTACAAGGTGAAGTGCTTGTTCATAAACAGCTACTTTTACTTTATCAGGAATAGTGGACTCAGAGATAGTAATCTCCATGCCCATTCTATCATCCCAGTAAACAGCATATTTACGAGGCCACGCTAGAGCTTGGGAAGAGCTAACAGCAGTGCCAATCCAATGATTATTATCAATGATTTGTGTCGCTGTGACTAATGCTTGTTCTTTAATCTCATCATAAGTCTGCGTCCAGTTGGCAGAGTCAATGCGAGTCTCAAAGTACGTATCAGCATTAGCCACGGTTACATAACTATTAGTATTGAGTACTAATGCCATTAGCTCCTCCTATTAATTACGAGTGGAAGATCGGGAGGATGCCCAGATTCAGGCTGTCCATCTTGCGGCCCCACGAAGCAGCAGCTGCGTAGTTTGCGTTGGTGGCGAATGCAGTGGTTGCACCAGCCCAATCATACCCCATCGGATGCATGACATAACCCCAACGATACCAAACGTTAGTCGAACCACCACCAGTGTACGAAGCAGCGTTACGGTCAACTTCAACAGGAGTCGGCAGACCAATGTTAGCAGCAGCAACCGAACCCGGCTTGATAACGAAGGTACACTTGTCCGACTGACCGTTCAGATCACCTGCAGCAGCAGAGATCATCTGGTTTGCACGAGTCAGGATTAGGCGGAACTTACCCGCAAAGATGGTGTTGAAAGTCAGGTTGCCATCGGTGACAGGGGTGTCGTCAACCAAGTTAGCAGCACGCATTTCAGCCATTTGCTCAGGCGAAGTAACCAGATACATGAAGTCAGGCTCATGGTCTTTGAAAGCAGCGCCGATCGAACGGAACAGACGCTCACCACGAGCAGCACCAATAGCAGTCGAGTCAAACAGCTTACGCTCGTCCGAAGCACCAGTTGCAGCCGCACCATGCAGGCCAGCAGCGTTAACGTCAACAAAGAAGCCAGTTGCAGAAGCATCGGCGTCGGTGTCAAAATCAATGATACCACCGTTACCAGTACCACCTGCGTCACCCAAAGTAGTTTCGTACAGCGAAACACCCTTCAGAACCGACAGCAGAGCGTCATGCTCGTCTTGAGCACGAACTTCAGCAAAGTCACGAGCAATCTTGGCCAGACCATCTTGCTTCGACACGACTTCCTGCATGTTCACCTGCTCGGCACCGAAGGTGCGCAGGGTCTTCACGTAGTCAGCTACATCGGTTGCGATGGTGGTGTACGTACCGTCAGTTGCAGACGACAGCGATGCAACATTGACGTTTGCCGACAGAGGCTTGTACCAACGGAACTGACCGATAAACGATTCGCCAGTCGGGTTGATGTTCTGGTCAGCTGCAACGATACCAGTGCTGTTCAGTTTCTTAGCATTGGTGTAAGCTTCATCCGAATAAGCCGAGATTGCAAGGGCAATATTCTGAAAGTCAGTATTTGTAATAGCCATTTCTATTTTCCTTTAATATTCTAAATATTATAATTTCCTAATTGGCCTTTAGCAGCCGCATTTAGAATTTCTTGTGTTGTCATTTGAGAGATTGACTTCTGGCCGTCAGTATTAGCAGTGCCCGCAGGCTTGTCTGCACCAGAGCCAGAATTAGTCTTCACTCTAAACAAAAATGAATTATCTTCACTCGTTGAGTAAGCTTTAATAAAATCTTGAATGGTTGTGCCTGACTGGTGAACCCATGAACCTTGTTCATCTTGAACTAGTTGCTCAACGATATCACGGTAAGCCATTTGGCGAGAACGATCATTTCTAAAGTCTAAAGCACCAAGAGCAGAATTAACTACATTGTCCCGGTTAAGCTTAGTATTTTCTTCTTCAAACACTTTGAGCTTTGCCTGAGCTTCTGCAAGTTTCATCTCAAGGGCTTCTTGAAGTTTACCTTCTTCTTCAAGTCGCTTAATCTGTTCTTGTTTTTGTTTTTGTTCGATTTCAGCTGCTTTCTTAAGAGCCTCATCACGTTCTTTTACCATACGATCCATGTTAGACTTCATTTGAGCAAGTCTTTCTTGAACCGCTTTTTCAACCGGATCATCTACTTCTTCTGAAGAAGTTTGTTGTGTTTCTTCTTCTTCTTGAACAGATTCTTCGGTTTCAGTTTCATTTACTTCATTTTCGATTTTATTTTCTTCACTCATAATTATATCCTTTCAAGCACAGCTTGAGTTATTTTTTTATGTGTCACAGACACGTTAAATAAAGTCGCATAGGCTATTACAAATAACTATGGACCAATGCCATACCAATCCTCCCCAGTTTTAAAGGGAGATAGTATGTCTTCTCTTGTAATTTTATTATTAGGATCAATAAGACCTAAATCAGTTGCCTCTTTTAGAAGCTCATTATAAGATGATCTAGAGAGACCTTGACGTCTCATCTCTCTTAGAGTCTTCCTTATAGTGTCACCACCAAGAGCATCTGCATAGATGGTTCTTAGTGCGTCTTTAGATCGCCTTGCATCACCAATATTAGTGAAAAAAGCGTCATGGATTGTGGCAGTAGGTACGTTATTTTTCCGCCCCCACAAATGAAATCTACGGACTAATACAGCATCATTGCTGTGATTTCCGTTAACTCCAAGACCAATTCTTGCATCATTTAGAGAGCCTTTCCCAAGTAGCTTTCCGTCTTCTGCTGCATCTTCGTAAATGTTAGCAATTCTACGCCCACTTGCAGGGTCTCTAAATTCTATTCTTTCTTGAATCTTAGGCCGATACCTCTGAGTCATAATTTTTCCGTCAAAAGTAACCCAAGGAATATCTACTTTTTGAGTTTCATTGACATAAGTTACTGCCGCCTTTTTCCAGAAATTAATAAAATTATCTGTAACAGGCGCTCTAGCTGACATGTTTTTACTCATAATCCTAGAGATTTCTGAAAAATCTTTAGGACCAATAATACCTTTACGAGAACTGCTCATTTTAAATACAAAATCAGCAACATCAGGGTGAATGTCTTGGGCGTCTTTAAGCAAGGTTCTTCCAGCAGGTTGACTCTTGTTTACAAGTTCAACAAGTTCTTTTCTAAATGAAACTAACTCTGCTTCAGTTGCTGTAGCTCCAAGACGATTAGCCACTTTAATTTTACCATCAATTATTCTAAGCTGAGAATTTAATTCTTCTTTAGTAATTGTGATAAAACCCTTTTCTTCAAGAACTTTAGCAAACTTATTAGCCACATTAGCAGTTTTAGTTGCAGCTCCCGCCCCATAAAATGAAACCATGTTTTGAGCCTTAGCGGCTTTAGCCAAATCCTCCCAAGTTAACCCAGCGTCTCTTAATGCAGGGTTTTTTAAGAACTCTGGATCATTCACTGTATCCATTGCAACAAGGTCATACAGTCTGTTCTTTTGTTTAGTAGCAAGAACATTAGACGCTTGTGCGATAGACCTATCACCAGTAGACAATGCGATGATTTGTGCCCCAGAAGAACTAGCATCATTTTCAATCATTAATCTAGTTCTATAGCTCTCAATAGGCCGTCCTGATTTTAAATGATCATCAATACGTTTATATTCTAAAGCCATTCTAGTCATTTTTGGAACTTCAGCACCCTCAAGGTTCTTAATTAGAGGGTGTTCAAGGAATTCTCTAATTCTTCTGTCTCTTTGAGTAGTAGATTGAAGAATTTCCCCAAGTTTAATTAGGTCTTTCTCATGTCTTCTAAAGATTTCTCTTCGTCCGTACTGAGTTAGAGCTTCTGTTCCTGGGCCAATCATTGCGCCAATCTGAATCTTAAGTTCATCTAAGGCTTCTTCTGACATATAAACTGCTCGACCCGAATTTAAGAAAGGTCTAACAACTTCACCACCTGTTGGGGTGAGATAACCTCTGTGATAGACACGACCTCTAGAGTCAATAAAAGCATTTGTTCTAAAAGACTTTCCTCTTTGAACATGATACTTAACCGTTGACATAAGGCCATAGCCCTGTTCACCTCGGTTTAAAATTTCATGCCTAAATTCATTAATGCTATCATAGTATTTAGTGTTACCTCTTGGGTCTCTAAACCTAACAACATCATCCATAAAAGTAGCAAATTCAGCATCTACCTGATATTCAACATCCATGACATGATTTAGCATTTCTGCCATTTCTCTATCAATCTGTTTTTCGTCATAATCAGCGAATTTGTCTCTAGAAATAATAGGTATTCCTGTATCATTACCTCTAGCATCTATGTATGTCTTTTTACCAGCTTTTACATATAGACGATCTCTTTCGTTAGTATTACCTAAGCGTCTTGCAATAGTAACTCGGCGTTCAGCTTCTTGTAGCTTTATTAAGTTTTTATCAACTACAATTACTTCCCGAGAGATAGTATCAGCCCAGCCACCGGAAGCTCTTCCGGTTTCTAGATCAATAACCCCTCGTCGGGTTTTACCTCTAAACTGTACTTTAATGTAACCATTGTCCACCATGTATTGAAGGATAATAGAACCTTCTTTATGGTAGTCTGCTAAGTTATGTTTTGTAAAAGGTACTAAATTCTCAAAATCTTTAGAAAACTGCTTACCAATATTAATGGCAAGGGTATCATAATCTGTAGACTGGCCTGATGCAATTAGTTTAGCAATTTTAGTTATATTATCTAGAGCCTTTTCATCCACTAAAGATGACTTAGGTCTTTTAGAAATAACTGCAAACTCATAGTCTAGAATACTCCGAATAACTTCTCTTTTTTTAGAATATATTCTTGTAATCCAGCTATCCGTCGGCTCTCTATCAAAGGTAGATTTATAAAGTTTATACGCCTTATCAAAACCAGTGTCTTTTAACAGCCGCTTAATAAGTTTTTCTCTTGTAGGATACTTATCAATTAACTTTCTAAAATAAACTCTCAAAGGCGCTCTGCCTGTAAAGTATAATTTTTGAGCTAATTTTTTACCTTCTGTTCGACGCCAAGCATCAATAAATCTTTGATCTTTGAGCAAATTATCTTGAAGCTCTTGGAAGTTATAATACTTACCCAAAATCTGAACTTGAGGAGTATCTTTGGATAAGTAACTAACAAACATCTCAGATCTTTTTCTTGATCTTACGTCAAGAAGTCGTGATACGTTTTGAACAGCAAATCTATTTTCTGCTCTAACAACAGAAGAAAAGTCCTCCCATAGCCGCTTGTCATTATAGAATCTTTCGAATACTACTCTGAGATTTTCAACTATTACTGTTTGTTGGTTGACTGAAACCTTATCATCTAAACTGGCTACTAAACTCTCAATAAACTCTTTGTCATCAGGACGAAGTGTTTTTGAATTTCTCATAAAATCTAGTCGTTCCTGATACAGGTTAAAATCAGGATCATATAGATTATTATTTTTAATTTCGCCAGTTAATGGATCTGCGCTGAAATTTCTTTCATCAAACTCATTACCAACTCTACGTCTAGACGCTGTTTTCCCAACTAAGGAAGTGCCTTTATAATCAGTCAAAGATAGCGTTTTAGTGTAATCATCAGAGTCTAAAAGGAACATATTCCTTAACGCTTCTTTGTTCTTTGGGCTTCTTGTCAGATCAGAGGGTCTGCTTACAGATAATCTAACTTCTTCATCTCTTATTCTTTGTCTAGGTTTAAAGATAGAAGTAATTTCGGCAGCTCTTCGTCTTAGAGTTTGTATTCCAATTGCAGTACCTGTTGGTGTAACAAATTCTCTAGCGTCAATTGCACCGCCTCTAAAAAGCTTTGCTCTCTCTTCATTTCCAAGAAGCTTTACTTGTACAGCAAATGATTGGCGCTTTAGCCATTCATTAAAACTTTGTATAATTGAAGGAACCCCGTTAAACATCTTAGTATCGACTAATGCAAGCTTATCCTTCTTAATTCTAGTTCTTGCAGGAAAAAACTTACCTGTAAAGTCTGTTTTACCAATAGACTTATCCTTAAAGATAATAGAGTCAGGATCAAAGGCATGATCATTTCCCATAAGAAAAGCATTTCTTACAGTTTTATCTGCCGACTGAATCTGTCTATACATAAACGCTTCCCGGTCTCTTTGAAACTGTTCAGTAGCGCCTCCGTATTTCTTAATAAGAGCTTGCTTTTCAGCATAGCTTAAATCACCCTTTTTAAGAATAAATCCATTTTTCTTTGCCCAAGCAATTGTTTCTGCGTCTTCGTAAAATTCATGATAAACATATTTAGGCTTATAGGCTTCTATTCTTTTCTCTACAGCTAGAACATTTGATTTTGTATGCTTTTCCCCAAATACAGCAATATTATTTGTAGCTACTTGCTCCATCTCTTCTTTGCTTTTGAGAACAGGAACAATACTGCTTCGACAATTCCAATGTAATGGAGGAATAAAGCGCCTATCATCAATATCATAAACTTTACCATTATGATATGAACAAATGGGACTTGTTCTAGCATCTAGAATGGCTGTAAACATAAAACCTTTTACAATATCTCTATTGTCTTCAGCAACTTTTTTCAATGCTGCTGTCTGAGTAGAGGTGATAGCGGTTCTAGTCAAAGCTCTCGCCTGATACTCTGTAATCTTAGTAGTTTTTAAGACGTCTGCAATTATTTCTTTTTGACTCTTCCCTCTTGCAAGCCCGAGCCGAACTTTACTTTGTATTCTAACAAGTTCTCCTGCGGAAACATTTCTGATATTAGTAGTAAGATCAGAAGGGCCTTTAATGTTTGGCCCTGTAATTTGCGCCAGAAGTTCTCTTGTTTTAGGTTTTTTTACTTCAAAAAAACGTGAAACTTCTCTGTGCAAGTTATCACTATGAAAGTCTAGTTGAGAAGTAGAAAATTCTAAAAGAGTATTTCTTTTATGAGATAGAAGTTCTGTTCCAAAGCGGCTAACTTCTGGGGTTAAATCCGCTCGGATATCTCTCTGCAGTAGGGATTTGATATTTGCTCTATGTCGCCGAATAATTCGTCTATTTTGAACTTGGACGCTTTCTTCATAGAGCCTAACATCAGTCATATGATCAACAATACGATCAAAAAGTTTATCATTTACAGTCATCTAGTACTCTCCTGAGTAGTTAAATGTTACTCTAAAATTTGAGGTTCATTTGCAGCCTGTGCTGGGCTTGTGACTAGAGGATCAGTTTGAATTTCTTGAACCGCCTCTTCATCACTATAGTCAGCAGGTAAATAGTCATTATATTTTGCGATATTAACAAAGGTATTACGGCTAATAATACCCGTTTGGTACCATTCTGAAACAAGACGCATAGCACCTTCACCACCAACCATAGGTGCAAAGTCACTAGACATCTGGAATTCTACATCCATGCTGGTATATTCTGTACCATATTTCCAGTTAAGCATAAAAGCAATAACTTCTCTCATAGTGCCGGAGACTTTAGCGTTAAGCGTACCAAGCTGTGCTGTTTGGGAGGCATTGCGGATTTCCAACGCTACGCCAGAAGCGGCCTGCTCAGGCGATAACATACGGATACCCATCTTAGCCATCTCTTCAACAGTAGCTTCAATAGCTCTATCCATATCTGAAAGTGCTGCAGTAGGTGTTTCCAGTACGCTAATACTCTCATCCTTACGTACACGAAGCCAAGTGCCAAGACCCGCATTTACAATGTTCTCAAACTCTTCATCAGTCATGTCAGACTGTACAACAGGTGTATAAGTAGCTGCGCCATAGAGCAAGTGGTTACGTCTTGATGTCTTGTTATACAAAGAGATTTCTCTATCAACAAGAGGCATCAGAACAGGCTCTACAGGGTCATACTGACCATTAAGAGGCCAAGCGGGAATTCTGTTAAGTCTTTCACCAAACATAGTTGGGTAAACTGTATTAACTAACGTAAAGTCTTTTGAGAACCCATCTTCGTAATCAGTTCGTGCGTCACCATTAAGAACTTTAACTTGATTATTGCTATTTTCATTTTCGTAGTAATCAATAACAAGTTTACCCTGTTCATCAAGATAATGATCAGCAACACAATCTACATAGTTAGCGTGCCAAGGATTACTTTCTTTATAACGCTTCTTATAGAAACGAGTAATAAAGCGAGACAACATCTTTCTACGAGTAAGAGGATGTACATCTGTTTGAATGTTGATAACACTTTCCGCTTCCATAAGAACAGGATAAGGATTGATCATTGCTCTTTCTTCAGGAGTCAGCATGTCATACTGCTCCTCAGTAAGCTCAGGATAATCAACATAAACCCATGCTCTAGAAGTTTGAAGTTCTTCCCACAAAGAATTATCAAGGAAGTTAAACAAAGACAAACCATCAAGAGTAAAGTTAGTCTTAATCCAATCATAAGCTTCTTCAGGAAGTTCTTCTGGTAGTTTAAGATGAGAGTCTTTACGTAGCAAAGCACTAATAAGAACTTTACAATACTGTGCAGTTAATCCTGGGAGTTCTGCTTCTGCTTTATAGAAGTCATATTGCTTCTGAGTCATAGAAGGAGAGAAAGGAATCAGAATATTAGTATAGTCATACTCAATAAATTCATCATGAGCTTTAACGTTATCTTGTCCTTGAAGAACAGCTCTAGACTTTTTCCATAAAGGCTTTAGAGACTCATAGCTATCACTGGGATCAGCTACAGAAGTCTTCATACTCTTTGTTGGTTTAGTTAACTGTGCCATATTTATATTTTTCCTCTTATTAGAGTATATATTTATAATAATACATAATTACAATTAAATACCCTAATAAACCCAGGGGTTATTCTTAAACGTCAGGTATTATTAGGGAGGACCGCAGCCCTCCCTTTTAAGAGACTTTCAGAAAGATGCGATGTGCCAGTCTGTCTCTTTATTCTTAAACGTCAGGTATTTTATCGTGTCATGCGTTTGTAGGTTTTTGGACCCACGATGCCATCAGCTTTTAAGCCGTTATCTGCTTGCCAAGCCCTGACTGCCTTATCGGTCATTTTGCCAAATACTCCATCTGGCGTTTGTCTAAGGACTCTTTGAACCTTTTTAACTGCTTCACCAGTAGAACCAATTTTTAACAGGATTGAAACTGCACCGGGCTTGTAAGTACCGTTGAGAACACTCATACAGCGGGCATAACGCTCTTTACGATCCCTCAAACCAATGTCGCCACCATTAATCTTTTTAGTTAACGCAGCAACATCGCCAGTATCGGCAATATTGTTCAGATTTCGCTTGTCCCAGAACCAAAGGGCAGATGCCAAAGCACCTTCTTTAGTTTCAACCCACTTAGCAGCTTCTTCAGCTGTCATATCAAAGTCTTTAGCAAAAGCAGTATAGTTATTTCTGCCAGTAAGCTGTTTTAAGCCCCGTCCTCGGAACCGCCAGCCGTCACCTTCTTCGGTGTTACCAAGAGCGCCTTTCTTAGAGCGATACTCATCCATGTAAACATAGTTAGCAATTTTCTCCGGATTACGGGCATATTCCGCAGCGTCACGCTTGCCTTCACCAAAGTAACGACCAAAGACAGAGTTAAGTGCTTTTTCACTATAATTAAGGTTTTCTTCCAAAGCTTTGAAATCATTACTCTCATGACCAGCTTGCGAAATAAAACCAGCAATCCGCTCAGGAGTATCAATGTCATACTTTTTAAATGCCTTATTCAGTTCTTTAGCCCAAGCTTCCGTTTCTTGATTACCCGGAATCATAGCTTTGAGTTGTTCAGCTGTAATTTTCATTTCTTCCCCATAAACTTAGATACGGCTCTATTACCAAACCAAAATGAGATAATTGCTGCAAATAATGCTTGAGTTTCAGCATCAAACATTAAATTAACACCCATCATCCAATCTCCGCCATCTTGCATGACTTTAATCATAATTACGGCTTTCGTGGCCATGAATAAAGCAAAAAACAAATAGGTGATAACAGGACGGACAGATGCTGCCAGTCCAGCAGAAAATCCACTACTGGGGTTAGCATAGTTGTAAATAGCCTTTGTTTCTTCAATTTCAGCTTGCTTATCTAAGACCTTAACTTGAAGGTCAACACCTTGTGCGGCGAGCTCTCCTCTAATTTTTAGTTCTTCTAACTTGTGTTTGTGATCTTGTTTTTGCTTAAAGAAGTCTAATACCTGTGGTAAAAATGACGTACCAAAGCCAAGAACACTACCTAATAATGCAATCATTAATAATCCTCTTCTCTACTTTCTTTCTTAGACATATAGGCATTAGCACCAAAGAAAGCACCAAGAATAAGGCTAGTTGCAGGGAAATAAATAGAAGCCATACTACCTAAAATTTCTGCTGCGTCTCCAATTTTTAATAATGAAGCTGCAACAACAAAGAAAGGATAACCTAACATGCCAAACAAAACATACCAAACCATTTTTCTTTGTTGATCTCTTTGTGCGTCTTCGTCGTCTAACCGCCGTCTACGATCTTCAAACTCTAATTTTTGCCATTCAGCTTTGTCAATAGTGCCATCGCCATTAATGTCTGCTTTTTCAAATTCGGTCATGATTGCCTCACTTTAAAGGATTGTTGTAAAGTTCATCCATGGCTTTCCAGATATCATCAATTTCATTATCATAGACATCTAGTTTGTCGCCAATACTATTAGTGATAGTTTCAGACTTTTCTACTTTAGATCTTAAATCTAATAATTGAGTTTGTTGAGATAAAATAGTCTGCATATTAGTAGTAAGTGTAGCCAGCTTTTCGCTTAACCCCCTAACATCATTATCTTGAATAGCTTGTTCAAGGGTTTGAACCCGGCTTTCAACATCTAATACAATCTCGATATTTTCTTCAACACCATAAAATCTGTTTACAACATCATAACCATAATAAATTGTTCCGCTAATTGCGGATAAGATAGGCAGGGCAGCAGCAATGTACCACCCTTTAAAAGTAAACCTACCTACTTTTAATTCAGTATCTTCCATTAGTTAACCCCCTGAGAGGGCAACACACCATACTGATTAATATAAACACCAGCGTTATAAACATCCGCCGCTGTCTTCGTATCATTTGTTAAATAATTAGACCAACCTGCAGCAAAGCCAGCGTCTCCCCAAGTAATAGCAAACTCATCAACACTCTGAGTATAAGTAATAGCGGTATAAGTACCAACCATAAAGTTACCCTGAGCAGCATAGCTGTCAATACTTGCAGTCAATTCAGAGTTATTCGACGCTGCCATAAAAGCACCTGCTTGTTGGGCAAAGTATTCTACTTGAGAAACTGCTTCATTGTATGCGTCAACTTCTGCTGCTTGAATAGAGTATTCTTCAGTGACAAGCATTTCTTGTAAAGCAACTTGTTCGGGCTTAGTGTCTGCCACAGAGGCGGCTTCTAAAGTATTAGTAGCCATAGCAATTGCGCTAGTTGCATTAACTAAGTTATCAACTGCAATTTCTAAATTATACATAGCTGCCGAGGCTTCTTGCGAAAACAGCTGTTGGGCAGTTTGTGCAATAGCATAATCATACGCTAAAACATTAGCCATAGCATCTTGATAAGCTATAAACATAGCTTGAGTGATAAGGGCTTCGTCTAAAGCTTGGTCTTCAATAACACCGCCGATAGAGGCGTAGCCAACAGCACCATTAGTAAGTGTAATAGACATTTCTAATCGCCCATCAATTACTTGCATACTGTTAATAAGACTATTCAGATAGTCCTGACCCTCTTGTGCTAGAGCTACGGAACCGCTCAGAGAGAGAACCACGGTCAATAGGAGCTTCTTCAACATCTATAAGTTTCCTTCCTATAGCGAGCAAGCTATCCCAGAACTTTTTGTCTTTAGTATAGCCTACAATATAAACATAAGGTTTTTCTCTATACTTTTCAAAAGCTTCTCTGCCAATAAGGAGTCTATTTGAGTCTACATCCATAATGGGGCAGGGTGTATTTGATAAAGCCATAGCTTTAAAAACCTGTGCATCTCTACACATCAAGGAAATACCTGAAACTTGTAGGCCAAGCCCACCAATAGTTTGAGGTGTTCCTAATAGACGTGCATCTTTTCTTCTATTACATTCGGGATCTTGTGTCATCCCGCCTTCAGAGATACCTATAATACTTAACTGTAGACCTGTTGATTGAGGAATAAGGCAGGAGTCATTCCCACCACCCCCCATAACTGTTGGACTTACTGCGGTCATAACAGGGGCAGGGTTGCCCGCCCCCGTTGCATTGTAATTATTAGTTGTGTTATTCGAATCTACAGCGCTGTCTTCGATGTTAGTATTTAGATCTCCTGTAAAATCATTGCTCTGGGCGTAAGCGGGGAGGCTTAACGCTAGCAGAGCTAATAAGAATATCCGTATCATTCTTACACAACCTTTCTAGCTTTTTTAAGTCAAAACACAATAGTTCTATTGCTGCTTCTCTTTCACCTAGTACTGCTAAAGTCTTAGCTGTAGCATTTCTTTGACACACTATGTCATTTTTAGGACAAGCATCGGCGAAATAAGTTGGATTTGTTATTTGAGAACAACCTGGCAATATAACTATAATGAAAAATATAAATCTAAGACTTATAGTCGGGATTAGATGTTTCATTGGTCCTTATCACTCCGGAGGTGTGGGCCAAACAATAGCACCGGGGAAGCCCTCTTGTAAAGTAATATCCCGCAGTTCTTGTCGGTAGGTTCTCCAAGCAACTTGATCTACAGGTGCGTCAGGAACTTGGGTCCAGTCACAAGAGAGAAGTCTTTTATTCCTCTCATACCTAGCTTCTTTTGCTCTTTTCTCAGCGTAATTTAGGTCAACTCGCTCCTCAACCTCACTCTGGGATAGTTCACGAATAACTTTCTTGCCATGCACTAATTCGATTATAGTCATTGCTGTGATCTCCGTTTGAAAAGCTTGACTACTCCGTCTATGAAAGTTCCAGATGCAGCTTTTAACTCTATACGGTCTATCCGCTCAGTCCCTTCTACTGCGATAGCCATTCCAGCAGACGTCATACCTAGCCATTGTGATTCAACATCTGTCGCAGTTGTTACTTTATAGCGGAGAGTTACGCTCTCAGCTTGACTATAAGCTACGTCAGTATGTTTTCCTTCTGGGTTGATTAAGTTATAATACCCAAAAGAATAATTTAAGTTACTGCCAGAATCTCTCTGATCCACTACATCATCATGCCAGACGTTAGCGGTTTCTCTGTGTAGCATTGCCAAAATCGACGTATTGGTACTTAACAACAAATTCGTCCACTCGTAACGGTACTCATAGCCTTCGTCCAAGATACCGGAACCAATGATTTGAACGTCGGGGTCTGTAGATCCGTCGTAAAGGACATCAACAAGCTTCCATGTGTTGTCCAATGTAATTTCAGTAAGTCCTGAGAAGTCTGATAGGACGGACATATAACCGTCACCACCGTCACCGCCAACGCCAGCACCATTATCTGAGGGGGTAGCGCCAGCGCCACCCGTACCTTTAGTCAACTTGACATAGGCCGAGTTAGAGAAACCACTTGTGTCAACAGTTTGGGTGACGACTTCGCCAGCACTACCTCCATAACCTGAATCACCGTAGTAGGTCTTGAAGGTGCCAAACTCAATATAGTCGGCGTAACCACCACCGCCGCCGCCAGCACCAATTCCACCATTACCACCATTAGTCTGGAAGCCGCCGCCAGCGCCACCATTACCGTAAGGGGAACTTTCACCAGCAGTACCAGAAACTTTATAAAGGCTGTCTTGGTTGCTCAAGCCACCTGAACCACCAGTAGCAGTGATAGTAGTGTACAAAGTACCGCCGCTGTCAGGGTCGCCGTCATAGACCTGCACTGTCGTAGAGGTACCGTCACCTCCCGGAGAAAAAGCTGAGTCCCAAGAACGGTCAGAGCCTCGGCCACCTCCGCCGCCGCCGCCTACAGCAGTAACAGTAATACTGGGAACGACACCAATATTCTGTTTACCATCCACAGAATAGACAGTAGCAGAGCTAGAGGGAGCACCAGTCCAGAGGGTAGGGTTGATTAAGTTAATACCACGGTCATCTGATATGGTTATAGCACTTGGCGTAGCACCATCAGAGCTTACAGTAAGTTCAAAACCAATTTCACGGGCAGTACCACTGCCAGAAGCACCACTACCATCCGCAGTAGAAATAAAGATTTCGCCAACATCGTTACTATCAGCACCAAAGTCGGTAACAAAATCTGTTGAACCTACAGTAATAATCTCGTAAGTCTTACCAGTCTTGAATGACGTTGCAGCAACGTTCCCTTTACCCTTGCGGCCAAAGTAGTAGCCGGGAGTATATATATCGCCAGCAGCATTTTTACCACCCACAAAACTGGAGGCTGCGTTCTCCATTGTTAGGGCTTCGTTAATAGTGACACTACCTAAATTCGCATTGATAGCAGCTAGGCTGGTCACATTCATGTTACCAGCAGTAATAGTTCCTGCTGCAACCTTAGTTCCAGTAATAGTACCGTTAACAAGCAAGTTACCGTCAATAAATTCAGCCTGGTATACCCAATTTCCTGAACTATTTTGAATATAAGCTACAACTGTGTCAGTATCCGTACAAGCAATAATAAATCTATCATCTTGTACAATATCTAAATTACCACCAGTAGCTGCGTCCCACGCAGCATCAATTTCAGTTTGGTCTGGAGAAGTAGTTCCGTAATAAGTCTCTGCGTCTCTACTAGTGGTACTATCTTCATAACGCCACCAACCAGCACCACGAGACCCCGTGGCACCATCAGCGCCCGCCGGACCCTGTGGGCCTTCTGGACCAGTAGCACCATCTGCGCCGTCGTCACCAACAAACTTAGCCCAAGTACCAGTAACATCATTAATATCAAAATCACCGTCATATTCCCAATAAAGAACGTATTTTTGATCAGTTAGTGTTACAGTCTTATTAGTACCTGAAGAATCATCTGCATAAATTGGTTTTACTTGGCCAACCGTCTTAAGCTGAACGCTTTGATTAGTAGTTGTAACACGATTGGAGATACTGCCTGAAATGGTCTTAGTACGAACTGAAAATTGATAATTAGCAGTTTGAAGTCCAGTAACATCAATAGAAGTTGAACGAGTAATGCCAACCATAAACCATGTTGTACCATTATCAGAAGAGCCTTCTACAATATACTCTGGCGAGCTAATACCTTCAACCCCAGTCCAAGTTACTTTTCCAGAAGCTGTGCCAAGATTATCTGCTGTAGTAGAAAATGAAACATTAGTAGGTAAGGGAATTTCAAAGTCTACATCTCTAATAACAGAATAGGCAATGTCATCTTCAACATTCCAAGCTAAAGTAGTATAATCAAATTTATAACCAGTAATTTCTACTGTAAAGTCATAATTAATCTTAACACTTTCTACTTTAATATACTCAGCAGAGGCTAAGCCTAAGTTATTTGATTGTAATGTGATAATATCTCCGGGTTCTACTGTTAAGCCCTTTCTAGTAGTAACAAAGCTAATAGTATAAGAACTTCTAGAGCGTCTCACTTTTTCTTCAGCGTAGGCTAATGCCTGAAACTTATTAACTACTCCATCAGGATACAGAGAAGTATGCGCAGGGATATCATTATCTTCACCAAGATAAGTTGCATAGGTTGCAGATGTTAAGTTTGGCCAAGAGACTGTATCTGATTTAAAGTTCTCAAATTCATTGTTAAATGATACAGTAACGTGATTAAAACGTTCACCTGCTCGGGGCCAAGAGATTTGGACACTTTCTCTAACAATGTCATCTTCAGTAAACGAATGCTTAGAATCAACAAGATTAGCGGTTTCAGTTTCATTCTCAGGATAACTAACTAGAAGCTTATACTTGCCCTCGCTATTCCAGAGGAAACTTGCTTGCCCCATACAATCAAGGAATCTGGTAATATTATCTCTTAAAGATTCTTCAGTATCAAGAGTCATATTACATTCGTATAATTTAACAGTAGCTACACCCGGTGACGTTGTAGTTGAATAAGTCGGGATTCCTGAACCATCAACAGAAACTGAATAAAGTGTTTCAGTGTCTTCTGCAAAATAAAGATATCCTTCGTGATATTCATCCATATCAGATGTCGGAAAGGCAGAATAAGAGCTATAAGCAAAAATAGGCTTAATACCATTTACTTGTCCGCCATTCATAGCATCCACTAATACATCAGAGTCACAAACAGAAGCTGCATTATAGAACGACTCTAAGTCAATTTCAGAGGTTGTTAAACCCCTGCCAAAGTCATTATTTAAGAGATAATCTAGTAAACAATAAGCAGGGTTATTAGAATACTCGTAGGTTGAGTTTAAAGTATAACTACCGCCGCCGTTGTCAGTAATCTTTCTAACTTTCCGCCCCTTAACTAAATAAGTAATATTAGGTGCGCCTCTGTATTGAGGGTTATCTCGGTTTAAGTTAAAGAAATTAGTAGCATATGCTGCTTTAGTAAACTTATTAGAGTTTGGAATACCATTTGCAAAAGCCGCAGCATCGTAAGTGCCGCCATTATTATGAATAGTAATTCTGTGTTGAAACTTACTATTATTTTCTTCCATTTCTTTTCTTGTACCACGATAATCGATATCGTCAACAAGAACGTGTTGGACACCTTCAATACCTTCATAACACAATGCAGATTGTTGAATTAAGACTTTATTCTTTTCGCCAGAAAAAGTACTGTTAGCAAAATTCTGAGCAAATTGGGAATCAGAATTTTCAGTTGCAGAAGTATAGCCATTTTGAACTTTATACTTAACAGGAAACCCCGAAATAGCTTGCTTACCATAAACAATAGGGAGATTATTGGCCCCGCTTGGGCCTTTAATGTTTTGCCCCTTAAGCTTATCCAGTTCTCTTTGTTGTTTATTATATTGAGAAATTTGGTAAGCCGTAGACAAAATAAAGAGGACTGTTTCAATACCCATCAGATTTTCCCCCAACCTAAGACAGCTTCATTATCTTCAAACACTGAATCATAAGAAGTATCAGTTGAAGAAAATTGATCCATACCATCACGACTAATTTTAATAAGTTTAACTTGATCAAGGTCTGACATAGGGGAGGTGCCTTCAAGAGTAGCAGTCTTTGTTTCCCAGTTAATATCAACAGCAGGACTATCAACATAACCTTTATAAACAGAGACAATATCCTCTGTGCCAACTAAAGGATCTCCATTAGAGTCCAGGAAGCCAGCGTAAACTGTAATATTTTTACCAACAACTCCAGCCTTGAATTCTTCTATAAAAGTTTCATCAAGATCTGTTAAAACCACTCTATACGCTTCTCTGTCAACAATTGAAGAACTTTTGGGGGAATCTACTTCAAACAAGCCACCATCAGAGGTCCATGTTTGTGAATCCCAAGTAATATCTCGGCTAAAAGAAGTTAAGTAGTAAGTAGAAGAAAATTCTAGCTTAATTAGAAAGAAATATTTAAGTCGATCTTCGTTGTCAATAACAGTTTGGACAGCAGTACTAAATGTTCTAGCCATTAGATTGCCTCCACTAATGTAATAGACCCCACGTTAGAAAGAACACCATCTGTAAACGTAATACCAGTAGCATTATCAATACTTCTAAAGTAAGTAAGTATCACGTCGCTACCTGTTTTACAGGTATGACTTGTAGTTAGTGATTGTCTTAAGGCCGGGTAAATATTAACAACACCATTGCTAAGTCTATCTGCTGTTGTAATATAAATCTTGTCATGATTAGAGAATTTAATAAAAGAGCCTTTTGGTAACAAATTTCCGTTATTATTGCCTATAGGAACTGAAGTCGCACCTGAAGAAGTAATAGCAGTTATTGTCATGTCCCCCGAAGTTGTACGGGCTTTGTCAACACTAGGTAACTGCGGCATAATCATGGTTTCACTAGAATCCAGCCCGGTAATAGCCCCTAACAAAGTATCAACTTCAGTATCAGGAGTATCTACCGTAACAAAGTTTAGCTCCCATCGCTGATGGTCTTGAGATGCTCGTTGGGTCTTCAAAGACACAGTTGTCATATCAAAGAAAGGTTCATTTGATAAAATCGTAAAAGGAGTTACAATTAATGAACCTTTGTAGTAGTAATTAGCCATAGTTAACTCCTAATTGGTCTAGCTATGAAGGTCATTCGTGTTTCTACAGGCATAACCTGAAGTTTATTACAAATTCCCTCATTTGTTTCTTTTGGTGAGACCCAAAATTCACCGTCACAAATAAAGACGCCACTTAAAAATGCTACATCGCCTAGTTCTGGTCTCTTAGAACTAACGAGCCGATAATTACAATACTCTGCAAAGTCATAAATAGAGTATCCTTCTCTAGCTAGCTTTACAACAAATTCTCTAGGAGAGTTCCAAAGAAACTTAATAAGGTCTCTAGCCTTAGATGCTTCACCACGAAGTTGGTAATCATATTCAGCAAATAAAGCGAAACAATCGTTGGTTCCTCTTGTGTAATTCTCGCAGTCTTTAGTTATCAAATTTATTCGATTAACCGCCCGCTGCAGGGCTTCTGACATTTCTTCGACTGTGTAATACATACTTCCTCCAGAGTGCTACAGAGTGCCTCAGAGAGACACAGTAGAAGCCCCTGGATAGGTACCCCCATCCAGAGACTCTTTGTGTATCACAGACGCTCTTCTATGAACATTTTTACGAGGTCTGCTACAATATCTGAGCGAACAATATCATTCACTCCAAACTCAATAACAGGTAAGTCAATACCTGCCTTTTTAACTTTCCAACAGAATTCTACTAAGTCTTTACCATTACGTACATCTGACTGAGCAGGGTCGCCCATTAAGATTAACTTAGTATTTTCTCCAATACGAGTAGTAATTGCTTTTAACTCATCTATACAAAGGTTTTGAGCTTCATCTACGAGGACGAGAGCGTTATCATAGGAACGCCCACGAATAGTCTCGATAGGTTGGATCTCAATTTGACCTTTGTTTAACAAATATTCAAACTTACTCTTTCCAAATGCTTTACTTAGAACTTCTAACATTGGCATTAGCCAAGGTGTCATCTTTTCTTGTATTGTCCCCGGAAAGTGTCCGAGGGTCTTCCCCGTAGGAACATTGGCTCTAGTTAATACAATCTTATCGTATTTACCCTTTTGAAATAGTTGAGCAACTGTTCCTGCGCTACAGTAAGTCTTACCTGTTCCTGCACAACCTAGTGTGACAGTAATGGGGTAAAGCTTAATAGATCGAATTAGTTCATCCTGTTTTTCATTTTTAGGAATGACTGTAAATCTATAAAGCTGATATACATCCTTATTATTCTTTTCTGCATAGCGGGATTTGCGTTTGGACATTAAGTCTCCTGTTGTTGCTTAATTAAAGGTTCCTCTTTTAAGGATGCCTTATTGTTTTTAAGGTTTTTCCGGCCAAGTCACGTCATGTGGGAATCCAGCCTGATCGGTAATGTCACGAAGAGCCTGACGGTAGTCAATCTGGGACTGCGTCATGGTGTTGTCAGACAAAGCCCACCAGTCGGTTTCCGACAATAACTCATTCCGATTTTTCCTAATTTCTGTAGCTGACTCTACTTTCTGATAAGAAAAACCTCCACTTGAGAAATTCTCCACCATAAAAGCCTCTTCGGCCACAATAAGATTTATAATTTCACCGTTTTGAAATACTTTGTATTTATTAGACATTAGTATACTCCATCTGGTGCTGCAAAGACATAAATGTAAACACGACCTGCGCCACCGTCACCCCCATTAGCCGAGCGGCCACCTGTATCACTGTCGGAGCTTCTAGCGATAGCACCGCCACCCCCACCACCGGGGGCTAAACCATTACCCGCTGTCGAGGAATAACCAGTTGCGTTAGGAGAGTTCACCCAAGCCCCACGACCACCTAATGTTTGCTCCAGAGCACCCGCCCTACCGTTAGGATGTGGACCTGCAGTTGGGTCTGTGAAAGTCATGTTTTCTATAGTGTCACCGTTAATCGTGTTGGTGCGAGTGGTTGCGTCAGCACTCAAAGCACTTCCCCTGGGTGTTGCACCGTGACCGACGTTCCAACCAGAAGCCGAGGAAGCTAGTGAAATAGTTCTGGCAGCTTGACCTGCTGTGTTAGTATCACCACCAGAAGCAGTCCCGCCTGTACCACCTGTAGAGGTTGCAACAGAATTTGACGTAGCACGAACACCATTACCAGCGCCTCCACCACCTGCGGTAAGGCTAACACCAGTACCTGTCACAGTTGTTGAGCCACCTGCCGTAGCTGCTTGAGATTCAGACGCATCTGATACGCTACGACCGAGACCCCCAGCACCTACAGTAATGGTTAAGTCAAGGTCGGAGGTCGGTTCTAGCAATTTAGCCACCCAACCACCGGAACCACCACCTGATGCAGTAGTTGCGCTGGAACTATCATCGTCGATAGCTCCCGCACCGCCACCACCGCCACCGCCAACAGCAATAACTAGGGCTTTTGTATTTGCGGGGATGGTTACTGTTTGAGAAGACGATATGGATAGAGAATAATGTAATACCGTGTCTGCACCACCAGCGTCAGCCCAGCTGAACGAGCCATCACCGTCAGAAGTCAGAGCCTGACCTGCAGTGCCGTTACCAGTAACGTTAAGTTCGGTTGCGCCAATAGAGTTTGAAGCAACGCTTGTCAGAAAAGCAGAAGCGTGTTGTCCGTCCAGTGTGTCGGCATCTAGGCCAGAGCCAGTACCGTCCACAGTTTTAATAGATGTCAACAACTCGCTTGCGGTCGGATTGACTTCAGCACCAGCTTCAATGCCGTCCAACTTTGTGCCATCTGTGGCTACATTACGGCCATCAACATTACCAGAGACAACGATGTTGCCAGTGATGTCTACACCTGTGGTGGTGGTGGCGAGTTTGGTGGAGTTGTTGTAGTAAAGATTTACAGCACCATTTTGGTCAGCTGTAATCATGTTCTCATTGTCAGCAGAGTTCTTTATACGGAGATTACCAGCAAGTAACTTGAGGTTCCCTGTACCTGTATCCGCAATATAACTATTCGACCCATCATGGTAAATCCCAAGGTCGTTTGCCGCACCAAAAGTGGCCTTGACGTTATCGCTGAACTTTAAGTCTCCAGAGGTCTTCGTGTCAGCGGTATCGCTGCGAAGGAACTGGGTACTGTTGATACCATCCAGAGTGTCAGCGTCTCCACCAGCAGCAACCCAACTAAATGAGCCATCACCATCAGACGATAGTAACTGCCCTGCAGTACCGTTACCAACTACGTTTAGCTCAGAAGCGCCTACAGCATTAGCTGCAATCTCGGAAGAGCCTACAGAGTCAGCGGCGAGGGATACAGCGATTGAAGTTGTACCAGTGCCTGTAACATCACCACTAAGAGTGATAGTTTGGTTGCCTGTTAGGTAGGAACCAGCAGGTTGGATACCCGCTTCCGCTAAGGTGTTGTTAATCCACGCACTACCGTTCCACTTTAGGATTTCACCTGCAGAGTTAGACGTGATAGTAGTATCAGACAGGCTGTCCAGAGTACCACCACCACCAGCAGCATCTGCGGCATCCCAGCGCGAATTAGCGTTATCCCACGCCAACACTTGGCCGTCTGTGGGGGCCATTGTGTTTACATCAGAGAGAGCCTCAATACTGATAGAGCCGAGGGCTGTAGTGACATTAGTTGCGTCTGTTACGTCTGCACCAGCTTCAATACCATCAAGCTTTGTGCCATCTGTAGCTACGTCTCGACCGTCTACTGTACCAGATACAGTAATGCTGCCATCTACATCAAGGGCTGTTGCAGGGCTGCTTGCCCCAATACCTACGTTACTGGTACTAGCATCCACAAACAGCGCGTGAGTGTTAGTCGCGCTCTCGACGCGGAAGTCGTAGTCGCCACCACCATCATTAATAGTAACAGGCGCAGCTTCAATATTTATCGAGCCTGTGTTCGTTGAAATTCGACCAGAAGCCGTCCCATCTCCGTCAAAAAACTCAATCTTATAGTTTTCTCCAAAATTGTTATCTGTACCGCCTTGGATTTTTATGCCTTTGGCGTTTGTCGAATCTCCATCGTTGATGAAACTAGCGATATTCCCCGTGACAGTACCATCCACAGTCAGACCATCGCTGGTCAAAGTCCCAGTGATGTCTACACCTGTGGTGGTGGTGGCGAGTTTAGTGGCTCCACTAAGTTTTAGCTCAACAGAACCAGTAGAGGAATTAGTGCTAAGATATTCTAATACGCCAGAACTAGATTGAAGTTTAATACCAGTAGAACCACGAAGAATTAAGTCGCCATCTCCAGCGTCCCAAATATAACTATTCGACCCATCATGATAAATCTGCAAATCAGACGCACCACCAAAAGTGGCCTTGACGTTATCGCTAAATGCTAAGTCTCCGGAAGTCTTAGTATCAGCAGCATCGCTACGAATGAACGAAGAGCTATCGATACCATCTAGAGTAGCAGCGTCAATACCAAGAGCATCAATGTCAGCCTTAGTCTGGTCAGCCGTAGCGCCAGCTTCAATGCCAGCAAGTTTATCACCATCAGCAAGCTCAATAACAGTCCCACCAGTGGTCTTTGTATATAATTTCTTATCGGCGAGATTAACTGCAATCTCTCCCGGCTCCAACGAACCAGCAGCAGGAACGCTACTTGCGGTTGAAGACTTCTTATGAATAATCTTAGTTGCCATTGGGCGATTCTCCTATGTGTGAGGAAGGAGGAACCTATGGAGGCTCCCCCTCTTCTTTAACGTCAGGTATTAATACGAGCCACCATCAATGATGACATCACCGAGAGTTTCTCCGCCCAATGACCATTGACCTGCTGATTCATCCCAGAGGAATGAAACATTAGCCGAAGTACCTCGTTCAATTTCGATACCACCATCCTGCGATGGTGCTCCAGTTTCATCTGAGTTAAGAACAATAATGGAGTCGCCAATAGCCACTTCATTAGAGTTTACTGTAGTAGTTGTACCATTAACCGTTAAGTTGCCAGTAATAATTGTATTACCGCCAACGTTAAGGTTTCCTCCAACACCAACACCACCAGTTACCTTTAAAGCACCTGTAGTGGTTGAAGATGAGGCGGTATTGTTAGTAATGCTAACAGCAGTACTAGTAGTTGCACCCCGACCAGTAACACTCGCAAGAGTGTCGCTTTCCGAAGTTAAATAAGAACCTGATGGTTGAATGCCTGCTTCTGCTAAGGTATTATTGACCCAAGCTGTGCCATTCCACTTTAAAATCTCTCCAGATGCTACGCTTGTTACTGTAACGTTAGAAAGATCTTGAATATTCTCACCAGTAATTCCCGTCAGATAGCTTCCAAGATCACTAATCTGTGATTCTGTAATACTAAGTGCTGCTTGGTGTTGTGTTACATTGCTCTGTGCAATCCGGCCATCTGCGAAAGTGCCACTAGTAATAGCACTAGCTGCATGAGTATGAGACGCAGCAGCTACTCCAGCTTCAGCAAGAGTATTGTTAACCCAAGCTGTACCGTTCCACTTTAGGAGTTCTCCAGAACCAATAGTAGTAATTGTAACATCAGCAAGAGCAGAAAGGTTATCTCCGGATACATCCGTAATATAACTTCCGAGATCACTAATTTGTGATTCAGTGATACTTAAAGCTGCTTCGTGTTGAGTAACATTAGATTGAGCAATTCTTGCATCGGCAAAAGTACCGCTAGTGATAGCACTAGCTGCGTGATTGTGTGATGCCGCAGCAATACCTGCCTCTGACAGAGTATTGTTAATCCAAGAAGTGCCGCTCCACTTAAGAATTTCACCTGAAGCAATATTGGTAATAGTTACATCAGAAAGATCCCCCAAAGGTTCAGAAGTAACATCTCCAATGTAAGCCCCAAAATCACTAATCTGTGACTCGGTAATACTTAGAGCAGCCTGATGCTGAGTAACGTTGCTTTCAGCAACTCTTGCATCATTAAAAGTTCCAGAAGTAATATCTGAAGCGGCGTGAGTATGTGTGGCTGCTGCATAGGAGCCTGCAGGTTGAATTCCTGCTTCTGCTAAAGTATTGTTAACCCAAGCAGAACCATTCCACTTAAGAATTTCACCACTACTATTAGAGGTAATCGTTACGTTTTCTAGAGAATCTAGAGTTGAATAGCCCGAAGCATTAAAGGCTGTTCCATTATAGGCTTTTAGAATATCATTTGCAGTGTCATACCACAAATCACCTTCTGACGCATTAGAGGGAGCGGTTGCACCTACATAAGCGCCGTCTAGTCTAACAATAGCATTACTATTGTCTTTTGTATAAATTTTACGGTCAGCAAGGTTTACAGCGAATTCGCCCTGTTCCAAGTCTGCCGCAAGAGGAGCGCCACCTGACGTAGAACTCTTCTTAATGAGAATTTTGGTTGCCATTAGAAGCTACCTCCCTGAATTATAGTGTTTTCGTTTTGTATAGTAGCTGTCGCTTCATATTTAAAAGAAGTACCATTATATACAAGTAAAGAACCATCTGTTCTAGAAGTGTTATCAACATCTCCTAAACTACTTGTTGTTGCAAAAGTATGTTCTCTATTTTCCCAAGAACTACTTGCAGAATTATAAACGAGTACTTGATCATTTTGAAGTCCAGTAATATTTACATTACTAAGACTATTAATATCAGTTAAAGAGGATACATTTCCCGCATTAATTTCGTTTTCAATTCCTGCTCCATTTGTAACAACAATTATTAGTTCACTGGATGCGTTAATATACGCACTCGTAACAGAATCGCCTTTAGAGCCTTGAGATCCGGTTCTACTAAGACTAACCTTTAACTCATTTTTATCCATAGATAAATTGTAGTCAATAGTCTTAACAGAAACGTCATACTCAACAGGTACTACATTTAATACTTGACTTCCTCTTTCGAGGTTTATACTATACTTTGTTGGATTTAGAGTTAATTCGTATTTAGTAGACATTTACGCCTCCGAAGGGCTATAAAGTACCTCTATTAATCCACGCAATGGTTTCCACACCTGTTTTGCAGTGCCAATACCACCATCATCAATCTCTAGTCCAATAAAACCATAAACAGGGCTATCTGGTGTGGGGGCTTGTGACCAAGAATCAATAAGTGTTTCAGGAATCACTATTTTAAAAATATTATCTGTGTTATCAGCATCAATAATATCTAAATTAGTTACCTGCCCGCCAGACTTAGCTGTTTTAGGAACTGTGCCGTTCCCATCATTATCGCCTTCTACTACTTTAGCGGTAATAGTGGCGCTAGATAAATTAGTCATCCAACTAACTGTAATCTCAATTTGTATTTGTTCACCGTCTACAAGAGAAATTAAAGCAGTGCCATCATCAGCGATTGTATCTTTGGATGGCGAAGTAATACGACTTCTACCCATAGGCTGAGTAGTCGTAGGGTTTGTTATTCGAGCCATTGTTGTTCCCTTTCTCGATCCTCAGATGGAGATTATGCGGACAAGGCAATTGCTTGCTTGACTGCTTTTAGTATTTTGTCGAGTTGTGCGTCCTGCTCTGGCGTCAACGCCCCTGTAGAAGTCTCTACTGTTTGAGCAAGGTTTGATACCGTGGCGATTACACCGCCGCCGGGGTTAATTATAAAGGGTTTTAGAGAGGGGTTATCATGATACAAGATACCATTAACTTCTACTAAATCGTTGACTACGATTTGCCAGTCATTAATTAAGAAGTAAACGTCAGCCGTAAATTGTCCATCACCTGCGGGGTCGCCGCCTGTAGTGCGGATAGCAGGGAGAAATTTTGCATTATCTCTCACCTGCATCCATTCTTTCCAACCGGAGTAAATATCTCTCTTTACAGAGATTTCACTCTCGCCTTCATTTATAATGATTCTTTTATTAGCACCATCAAAAGTAACTTTTTGATTGCCATAAAAATCATTTGAAGGATCATAATCTGCCCAAAACTCCCAATAACCATAGTTAAAGGCTAGAGTGCTCATAATTAACCTCTAAGCTCTTTCCACTTAACGTCTACGTGTACGCCAGTTGCGTTAGTATAAGCAGAGGCTGGACCTATACGGTGTACCACAATCGCCCAGAGGAACTCAGAGCCAAAGTTGCCCCACAAGTCAGCACTACCTGCTACGTATGTCCCTACTTCACTTGAGGTGTCATAAGGGGTGGTGAATCCTGCATCAGTGTACAACTCAGCAGTGTTTGATCCAGTAATCTTAGGATAAACAACTTGACCTTCGATACCAGTCATAGCTGTAATGCTACCAGAGGTGTTTTCCACAATAGTTAGGGGATAACCCTCACGGAAGATATGATACTGGTTGTCAGTAGGAACAGAACGAGTTGAGTTATCCTCAACCGTAATTACCGCAGGGCTTGCCTTAGTAATCGCCGTAATGCTTGAACGATGTTGACCACCATTCTCAGCGTAGTTCTTAACAGCACTGTTTGACATCTGAGTGTAGATTTCAGAAAGGTCTAGGTTAAAAGAGCCTTTGCCATAACCGACATAAATCTCACCACCACGGCCGGGGTTGAACTCGTAGAAAGTAACATCAGTCGGATCTACTAGCTCTTCAACCGAAGAGGCAGGTCCAGTACGTTGCCACTGATAAGGTGTTACACTGTTGCTACCGATGATAGGCTCAACATATAGTTCCACCTTAACATGCACATCCTCAACAGTTACGGAGTCGTGGGCGCAAACTGCAATTTCTGTGGGGAAGTAAATAGCACGGTTAGTACCACCCGCAGCATAGGTAGCGGCGGGACGCATAACTGTAGCAATAAAGTCATCATCAGTGGTAGCTGTAGATGGGATTGTAACAGTAGGTGCTGAGTTACGGCCAGGGATACCATAGTCGATAGGTTCAATTTCCGACTCAGTGTAGACAGCAGCACAGTAGACGTTCATGCTATGTGCAGAACCGATAGCTACACCATTAGCTTTTTGTACAAAGCAGATAGGTAGTGAGCCAGTACCCGTGACAGGCGGTACATAGTTGTTGCCGTGGTAATATTCATGACAGACAATACGTTGCCCATTGTAGAATACACCAAAGCGAGTACGACCCGCACCTAGCCACTGAACGTCAATCCAATAGAGGTTGTCCTTGGTCACGTCCAAGGTCATCTGAGAACGACCAGTGCCATCTAGCGGGTCAATGTTCCAGTCTGCTTGTGCAATATTTGTGTCTACAACAGATCCTGTGACATCACTACGAACAGTCGCATAAAGGTTGCCATCAACTTGCTTAAACAAGAAACCATTACGGGCCTCAAACATACCCCAAGCACGAATGAGGTTTGTAGCTCCTGTGTCACCTAAAGCCAAGGTTCCCATGAAGGTATGGGAAGAGCCAGGAAAATAGGTATGGTAAGTGTTTGACGTTTGGGTAATAACTTCGTCTGCTGAGTTACCATCTACTGTCAAAACAGCAGCACGGTAGTTAGCATTCCAAGTAATCGACGCACCAGTCTGGGAAATAGTGTTGCTAAACTGACTGGGGAGTGTACCTGTGTTAAACACATAGTCCCCAAGCAAAGTAGCCCCAGAGGTGCGAAGTTTACCAAAAGCATCTAGCTGTGGGTTGCCCTCGGCAAAGCGTACATTAGCTGCACCGAAGTTATCAATGTCCAAACCGTTTTCAGGGTTGTCGTAACCAATAATATTATTGGAGTTAATCCAAACATCTACAGAGGTAGAAACAACACCACGAACAACTCCGTCAGAGTCTTGAATGTCTTCGCCAACTGTCGGGTTTAGGTTTTCGTATTGTGCACTCTTAGAGTAGTGGACCTCCAGAATACCAGAGGTTCCACTCTCATATACCCCGTGAACATGCACTGTCCACCCGCTAGTCGCCAAGGTGTACCTTTCCCCGATAACCCAATTGTAGTCAGAGGGAGTCTTACCCGTGTAAGAAATCTGAGCGGTATGCTTCAGACGTACACGTTTACCTGTACTGTCTGGAGGGATTCTTGTAAAATTTCGTTCACCGGACATATTTTATTCCTTAATTATTACGGGTTATCGTAGTTACGTTCCTGTGCAGGTGCAAGCAAGAAGGTGTTACCAGAACCCTCGTTAATAGTATAATCAACTGAAATGAACTGACCACCACTCAAGCCAATGCCAATCAGTTTTACGTTAGTTGGTGTGTCTGCTGTCCGGCTCTTTTGCGTATTCTTCGAGAAGGCATAGTCAAAGGAGACGTCAGAACCAGAGTAAGTACCAGTAATATCTGAACCAAGGTTATCTTGAACAAGCTCTGCAGTTGCCGTACCATAGTCTGTCGAGATGAACATAAAGTATTCAAAGTCGCCAGAACCAGCGAAGGTACCAAATTGGATAGTACCAGATGCAACTTTCGGGAAGAGGTAGAAAGTACCATCGTCTGCTTTAAACTTAACGTTAGCATAGAGCGAAGTATTGAGGCCAGCGATGTAAACACCATCGCCAGTGGTTGCTTGCGAAGTACCTGTTTCCAGAGTGCTACCAACAAAGTTAAGCAGCGGAACCTGAACACGACCAATTAGGTTAGTGATTTCACCATCAACATCGATATCGCTGGTGCTACGGAGCAAGTACTGAACTTTTTCATAGATTTGCTGAAGAGTTGCAACACCCGAAGCGTCAGTAACTTCAACACTATAGCTTTCATTTGTAGAGTCTTGGTTAACATCGTAGCTTTTCGGGTTAGTAGTCCAGTAACCAACAGTAATACCTGCATGAATTGAGTCTACTGTACCACCCTGAGTAGAAGCACTGCCGGGATCCGAAATAGACAATTCAAAGGAGTTGGCGTCTGGAACATCTGTAATATCCCCAGTTACATTATAACCAGATGGTAGCATACCAGAAATAGTCACTGAGTCTCCAATAGAGAATCCATGACCCGTTGCCGAGTAAGTCGCCGTACCACCACTAAAGCTTGCCGAAGTGACAGTTGCTGTACGTGTAATATCAGCATCAGCCGCTGAAATGTTCAGGTCTGTACCATTAGACAGCGGGAAACGATAAGTAATGTAGGTTAGCGTAGACGCACCAACAGCGGTCGAGCTTGATTGTGCATAAGTTTTACCAGCTTCCCGGCAGAAAATGTTAAACACATCTGCTGTTTCACGATAATCAAAATCGCTAGCTGCACCATAGGTGGTGTCGCCAAACACTTGAACAGCTTCGTTAACTGGACCTTGATAGGTGAAGTTTTGAGCACCCTGCGAGACGCTGTTATCAACAAATTCATAGTAGGGTTGGTCTGTGGCACCAATGGAACCCAGCGACACAACGCCAATGTATTCGCTAATAACGTTGCCGTTTGCATCTTTTTCTGCCCAACCAGCTGTACGAATCAGTTTACGAGTAGCAGCGTTTGCAGGTGCCCAGCCGTTAATAAATTCAAACTGTTCAGGAGTAATCGCTTCCATGGGGAAGGGGTATTTAATAAAAGTTGCGTCAGCCTTCCAACGCTCTTTCAGGTAAGAGTACAAGCATTGTCCAGTGACACCACCAGTAGCCCCTTCGTCAGTAACCGAACCTGTCGTAACAATCTCAATAGTTTTTGCTGAGACATTAATATTGATATCAGTTCCGTTAACGTTGGATAGGGAAGTAGGATCTGAAATAAGTGGCATATCTTTATTCCTTAATTAAATTTATTTGATAATTAGGAGTAACAACTATTGCAGTTGTGTTATCCTCATCGAAAAGCAGCTTATCGATAGCTACCACGTCCCCATCCGGGAAAGTCATAATATTACCAACTTCTAAAAACTCTATTCTCTCACCAATGTGTTGACCATCTGTAGTGCTAGCTATAATCCAAGCCATTTATATATTCCTTTTTATTATGGGTTTTCATAGACTCGGTCCACAACCTGCTTCACGGCAATAGTGTCGTTAGTTGACTTATAAGTATAATCTACATAAATGTCTCGATAGCCTGTGGCGAAGATGACATAAAACCCCGATTGACCCGCAATAGTGTGACTAAAAGTAAAACTAGTTCCACTATTTTCTACTCCGCCTACTTCTGTTGCGCTAGCTGGGTCTGTGCCATTATAAAAGCGAACTTCAGAGTTAGATTGCAACCCGGTTAGTGTAATATCCGCCCCTGCTTCGATAGTAACAGTAGCACCAGCAGTTCTTACTGAAGGAGTGTCCCCGCCGCTCACAGTTAGCGTAAAGCTACCAGAACTAATATTAACATAAACAGCTTCATTTCCAGTAGTACCAGAGGTAGAGCCGGGAGTCCCGGCATAGCCTGAATAGGTTATGTTGCTAAGGGTTGCTTCCGTACCGCTAGTAATTTCAATAGCATGGCCTGTACCAGAAGAAGTAAAGGCCGTATTATTTAGGTTTTGACCGAGATCTACTCCTGAGTTATCTAAAAGAACAGCTGATGTAGCTGTACTTCCATTAATAACACAATTCGAAATAACTGCTTGATTTTGGTCTATCTGACCACACCTGCGGAAAACTGTTTCATTAACTGTTGAATTAGAAAGGAAACCAAAAGTATCCATATCAACAAAGGTGCAAGATTCGAAGTTAATATCAGCATCATCGTTAGCTAAAAAGTAACCCTTAGAGGTTGTGCCAAGAGAACTAATAGAAATGTTTGTCCAATCTACTCTGCTAGTAGCTTGGTTAACTTCAATACCATTAAAAGTAGAGCCTACCTTTGTTGTATCAGCAATAAAGATAACACGGTTGCTATCTCTAAAATCTACTGGTGAAGTGCCATCTCCTAGTTGCATCAACCCTTGCATGGTGTAAACACCGTTAGCGTAGATGAAACAGCCCCACTGGTTAGCTAGGGTGTTAGATGTGTCGCTTAGCCCACCAAACGTAGCGTAGCCATTTGCTAAGTCACCATCAGTGATCGTGAAGCTACGACCAACACGCATAGCGTCAATCTTAAAAGGGAAACCTTTCGACGGACCTGAACCGGGAACGTTCCAGCGAACACCGAATTGTGAAGTACCTGCTCCACGACCAGTAATGTCTGCTGTAATCGTAGGGTCAACTACGTAGCACTTCCAGCCACCGATCTGGTATGTGTCACTACCATCCATGTAGTAGAAGTCGATGGCATTGGTCGCAGATCCGATAGCAACCTGTACACCTGCACCATCAGCGTCAGCAGGGACAAGGGTATCAAGTGACTGGGCCACATCAGCTTTAGTCCAGATCCAAACCGCATCACCTGATGCAATAGTCTGTGTGGATGCAAAGACCATACCACGAGCAGCATTAGAAAAGGGGTTACGTGATACTGCGCTAGAGCCTTGAATGTAGTCATCAGTCTCAGGGTCAGTTAGTGCGTTCTGACCACCACCCCCAGACGAAATGAGCGTCCAAGTGCCAGTACCGCCGTCAGTAAAAATCTCTTGATTAGTTAATTCTGTTGTATAACTAGGTGCTGCCATGCTTATACCTCCACATCAGTTATGCTGGTTAAATTGCCTTCAGCATCATAGTTAAACGTTCTTGTTAAAGTTGTATCTACCTTGTAGTAGACTAGTTCAGAAATATTAGAGTCTGTGTCATAAGAGAAAGTTTTATACTTCCCACCTGAGTAATCAATTCTACTAATATTTCCATCTGAATAAGTAAAAGTCGGGTTTAAAGGGGATGCTTCTCCGTCAGCCCCAGCAGGCCCCGTCTCGCCTTGAATACCTTGAGGGCCTTGTGGGCCAGTCTCACCCTGAATACCTTGGGGGCCTTGTGGCCCAGTATCACCCTGTGGACCTTGTGGACCAATATCACCTTGGATGCCCTGTGGACCTTGTTCACCTTGAATGCCCTGTGGACCTTGTGGGCCAGTGTCCCCTTGAGGACCAGTTGCACCAGTATCCCCTTGAATACCTTGAGGGCCCTGAAGCCCTGTTTCACCTTGGATACCCTGCTCGCCTTGAGGTCCAGTATCGCCTTGTGGCCCTTGAATACCTTGTGGGCCTTGCTCTCCGGTGTCACCTTTGGAAACCATAAGCTCCCAATTAGTTAGATTACTGGGAAGGCTATTAGTATTATCTGCTATAGCAACGTAAGCAGAGCCATCATAGAAAACAACATCTCTATTACTATAATTAGTAGTGCTATCCCAAACGCCCTTCCAAGGATTTCCACTAGCACCCTGTGCACCTACTCTTTCTAAGGAAAGTTTTAAGATAGGGGATGACTTTTCTAGATTATAACTGTATACTGCCATTATTATCCTCCTGTCAATCCTCGGATGGGCTAGTTATGGTTATCAGCACTATTCTTAAAACTGTTAAAGCTACCGCTACTGCCTAAAACAATAGCGATATCCTGATATTACATACCGCCACGACCACCACGGGTATTGCGGATGCCAAGTACGCTCTTGACTTTCTGTGTGCCACGAGCTCTCATAGTACGAGCCTTGGCAGAAGCAAGTTGTGCCTTTTTCAATGCAGCCTTACGAGCAGCAGTCATCTTAAAAGCTGCACGACGCTTGATATTACCTGCACTCGTGTTGCGGCCAATGGCAGCTACTGATGCGCCAGTTACACGGCTTGCAGCACCATACGCTTTTCTACGCATATTGGCACGAGCTGTTTTTCTTGTTCTTTTTGCGCCAATTCTTTCACGCAGTTTTTGTGTATTTGATTTAGCCATTATAATTTCCTCTTCTTTATTTTAATTGATTAATTACGAGCGTCTACGAGCGGCTGACGATGCTCTTTGGGCTTTCTTTAATGCAGCTCGACGGGCAGCGGTAAATTTATACCGACGACGAATGTTACCTGCACTAGTATTTCTACCAATAGCTGCAACAGATACTGTTCTGCCAGTTACTTTAGAAGCTACTCTAGAAGCTGCTGCGTAGCGGTTTGCTCGTTTCAGTGCTTTTCTAGTCTTTCTGGCTTTTTCTTTACGTAAACGTCTTCGAAGTTGCGATGTACTTTCATTTGTACCAGTTTTAAAACGATACCTTGCCGTTTTAATTCGAGTACGAAGACCGCCGCTAACACCTGTTACAGAATTAGCAACTCTTTCAGCAGTCCCAACAGCAATACCAGCGTAAGTACCTGGTGCTCCTATGACTCCTGCTGTAAAGCTTTTAAGGCCTCCTTTTTGAATTCTGTTAAGAGAAGCCATCTGTGATGGGCTAGATGTAACTTGTCTACCCGCTCTAGTCATATTACCCGAAGTAAGGCCCCTTGTTGCATTATACAGCAAAGCTATATCACTGCGCCAACTTGCCCTAGAAGAAGAAATTGGTTTTAATGGTTTTGACATTATAATTTCCTTTCTTTGCTTATAATTAGAAACCAAAGCCACGCTTAATGACTGCGGTTCCTGCTCTGACTGGATATAAATACTCTACAGCATAGCGTAAAGCATCTGTCCAGTGTTCAACACCTTCCTTTTTATCAATCGTAGCACTATCTGGGTTAGACTCTACCCACTGTGTACGCTCTAGAGACTTAACGGTATTAACACATCTAGGGTGAACTAGTATGTCAATATCGCCATTGGCATTCTTAAACTTTTTATTTACAGCTGCTACTGAGTCTACAATCGGCGGAGCCTTGTTATGTGCTCTGGTAGCTATACCATGTGTCTCTAGGATTCTGAAATCAGTAACACCGACAGCAGCTGAAGTTTTTCGTGCCCTCCCTGCGGGATCAGGATAAGAAATGATACGATGATCTTTATACTTATCCTTAAGCGCCCTCGCAAGGGTTTCAGTATCGGGGTGTCCCTGCATCTCATCAATGATGTGAATTTGATTGCCCCGAATAGCAAAGATAACAGAGGCCATGATACCAACGTTAAAGTCAATAGCGACATGAACGTCTTCTCTGTCCTCAAAATATGGAAGTGTGTTATCTATGTGATCTTTACGATTAAACGTATAGAACACATTATTGCCAGAGTCCTCAAAGCTAGCTGTATATTCTCTAGCAAACTTTAAAGGGTCTAGCGTTAATTTCACCCTATCAATTTCTTCCTCATCGAGAAAGGGTGAATCCTTATAAGTATAATGATAGCTTTTCCAGTCATCATCATAGTCTTGTCTGTTATACATCTCATAAAAATAGTCATAACCACTAGGAGTACTAATAATAAGTGCTCGACCAGGGTTAGCCCCCCATTTAGAAGCGTTCTGTCTGGACCAACGAGTTGATACACATGGCTGAATGATAGACTCCCAAGATTCCTTGAGGTTCATACCAGCACCCTTCCATGAAGTAA